TCACTTGCCCTTTTTTGGCCGTTTTGCCCCGGTCGCTGGCCTGCCCTCCCGGACGGGTTGGGCGGCAAATGTTTCCCTGACGTTTCCCTGAGCCGCCGCGTACAGGCTCAAACTCAGCGCGTCCTGCTGCTGCTGTCCCAGGCGCTTCATGTAAAGCTGCGTGGCCTGCACGTCGGCATGGCCCAGCAGCTCCTGCACGGCCCGGATATCGCCCGTCTGCTGCCATACGTGGTCGGCAAAGGCGTGGCGCTGCATGTGGCTGGTCAGGTGGGGCAGCCCCGCCCTTACAGCCACCCGGCGCAGGGCCGAGTTGATGCGGGCGTTGACACGCTTGTAAAGCGCCTGCCGCAGGCCGTCTTTTGCCGTGGCATCACCGGCCTGCAAGTACGGGAAAATATACGGCCCTTCCTTGGGGTACTGCGCTAAAATCCATTCAATCCCTTCGTGGCGCGGCACAGTCTTGGTTCCTCTTGACCGCTTTCGGGGCTTAAAGCGGATGTGCGTGGCGGTCACGTCCGCCCACTTCAACGTATAGACCTCCGAGACGCGGGCTCCGTTAAGGAAAAACTGCATCAAAAACACGTTGCGGGCGTGGTGCTCCGGCTCCGACAGCCCCTCCAGTTCGCGCAGTCCCATGACTTGCGAGGCCGTGGGGCGCTCCAGGGCAGGGTGCTCCGCTTCCACCGGCGGGAGGTCAAACGGGTTGGGCATGGGCGCAATCCAGCCCTCCAGGATGCCGTGCCGGAAAAAGGTGCGGTACACGGCCAGCGCGTCGTTAATCGTCTGCGTGCCGTACCCGGTGCCTTTGCCCTTTCTCGTGTCGCAGGTACGGAAGAAGTGCACCATTTCGGCTACTGTCGAGGGTGTGAGGCGGGCCGGGTCGTCGGGCCGCTCACCCCAGTAGCGGGAAAAATAGCCGAGCTGGGTGCGGTACACCTCTGCTGAGCCATGCTGGCCCAGCTTCTCCTTGCGGGCAATCCACTCGCGAGCGAAGGCCAGGAACCCGCGCCGCGGCGCTTCCTCCGGCTGGCCGTAGGCATCGCGGATCTGCGTGGCGGTATAAGTGGGGTGCTCGCTCTCGATGTGGCGCAGGCGCTTGAGGGACTTGACCAGCTGCAGGTTCAGGGCCGCGTGGTCAAAGTGACGGGAGGTAACCCAGTTATTTTTGCCTTCCTCGGCATCCTCGTTCCACTCGCTCTTGCGCTTGTCACGGTGATACTTTAAAAAGATGCCGGTCTGCAGGTAACGGGTCTGGCCTGCCTTGCGGATGCGGACGCGCACGGCTGAACGGCCCGCCGCATCCACCTGGTCGGTGCGGATGGTCACTTTGTAAATGGCATTCATAGGGATAAGCGGTAATAGGGTTTAGGTTCTGGCTGTAATGGGCAGAAAGGGCACCTGCCGCTGCTGTTGTTCCAACTGTTGGATGCGCTGGCCTTTCTCCCATAGCTGCGCGTGGCACTCCTGGAGCAGGCCGCTCTTGACACGGAGCTGGTCCAACACAAGGGTAATCTGCTTGACTAGGCTCCTGTTTTGTTTGCGCAGGTGGGTGTTTTCCCTTTTAAGGAACTCATTCTCCTTCAGGATGGCGTTCAGGTCCTTTTCGTTAGCGGGGTGAATGTGGATGTCGCGACCGGCCTGGTTGACATGCTCCATGTCGCGACCGGCAGAAAGAGTCTGCGTGTTTGAGTTTTTCGCGGGCCAGGCAGGGGCTGTTTGTTTCCTAGCACGGTACAGCAGGGCAGACTGCACCGCGAGCGCGGCCACGCCAAGGGCCGCGATGGTTTCAAAAGGGGTAAGCATAAGATAGATGGGTAGCGGTTTAAGTTTGTTTACCCAAGTATATAGATATTTATGATTACCACCAAGGTAATTGGTTTATCCTGCAACGGGTGCTGTAATTGGAGTTTTTGGGGCTTTGTCTAAAAATAATCGGAGGTTATACCAAAAAAACATAGACTTAGCCTAGATTTTTAGGAGGCAAACGGTCAAAAAAAAGAAGGAAATTTAGAAACATTCTACTTAAGCTTTTCCTTTAGCTCTTCTTGATAGAAGGCTAGCAGCTTTAATAACTGCTCCCTTTCGCGCTCTAAGGTCCTAACCTTGTCGCGCTCTTCCTCCAGCTGCCTTGCCAGCTCAGGGGCGATTTCCTTTTTGGCGTCCTTGTCCATAATGGGTGGTTTTCCGATTACCAGGTAGGTAAGTGATACGCCAAATTTAATATACAGGTTGGTAATTACCGAGAGATTTGTATTGCGCACGCCGTCGCGTAGTTCGTTGAAGTGGGTGTCTGAGAAACCGCAGGCAATCGCAAACTCCTTTTGCGAGGTTACTATGCCCCGGTCCTTTAGATGGTCGTACGCCTTGATTAAGCGCACGCTAACGGGGTGCTTCATATGATGGTTTTAGTCCTTACGCCCTTTTAGTAAGGCGATCATATCCTCTTTGTCTTGAAGGCGCTCATTCAGGTGGCCAATTTCCTTATTTAGATGGGTGATTTCCTTTAGCGCAGCCGCCAACTTTTGCTCACAATCTCCACCCCCGGTGGAAATATCCCTTCCGGCCTGGTTTACACCCGACATATCCCGCCCAGCCGATACGCTTTGCCCCTTGGAGTCGCCGCCTTTGATTAATTCATCCAACGATATGTTGAATTTATTAGAAATCAAGACGAGTGATTCCAATGGGATAGGCCTTTCCATATTGGAGTATTTGCTAAAGTTTGACTTGTCAAGATTGAACTGCTCACTGAATACCGTCTTCCCGGCCCGCATTTCTTCGTAGCCATTGTCTTTAAACAAATCCATAACGCGCTGATTAATAGCACATTCGAAAGACGAAATCTTTTTCATAGAAAATATTTTGAAAATATTTGGCAAATGTGTTGATAATAATCGTCCGTTTGACGTACTTTGTCGTATACAAAATCACATAGAACATCAAAGTAAACAAAAGGCGAAATGAACACCAAACAAAATAGCAAAATCAAACTGCCACGGGGCTGGAACAAGAAAATCCAGGGCATGGCAAAGTGTTCTGCCACCACTGTGACAAAGAAGATCCAGGAGGGTGATACGGACCATGATGTGTGGAGGGCTTACAAGCAGCTTCTAGGGGAGGCTTTAACCAAAAAGAAGGCAAAGCAGCACGAGGTAGAAGAGGCCAATAAGCTCAGGGAGCAGCTTGAGGTAGCTTAATTCTAAATACGCAAAATCAAATATTCAGATAATCCTAAAAGCTAGAAATCATGAAAACACTTTTATCCAACCCAGACAAGAAAGCCTACGCCATCATCGCCGCCTATTTCGCGCTGGCCACCCCGATTTCCCATTTCTTAACGCTACTGCCATGACTGTTGCCGTGGTGCCCGCCGAACAGCACGAGGCTTTGCTGAGGCGGGTGGAGAAGTTGGAGCGCCTGTTTGAGGGCTACATCTCCGCAGTAGACGACGAGATTAAGGGCTACAAGGCAGCCGGGGAATATGTGGGATTATCCGAAAGGCAGCTCCGCAGGCTGGTGAAGGCAGGGAAAGTGCCCTGTAGCGCCCACGGCACCCGCGTCACCTTCTCCCGCAAAGACCTCTACGACTACAAGCAAAGCCGCAAGCTGGCTTACTAACAACTAGAAGTTTCACCCTAACGCCCGAGGCCACACCCGCCGCAGGGGCACCCCATAACATGAGAGACATCACCGCATTTGACCAGAGAGTAGAAAAGTTCATCCACCGCCGCACCGCCTGCAACGTGATAGACCAGCCCGGATGGGTCACCTTCACCCGCATCAGGCAAGGCGAAAATGCCCATGCCAGAGAGCTGGCAGCCCGCAGCAGGGCCGGACTTATACCCTGCAGCCCCTGCCGCATTGAGGATGCGGTGCCCGCGCCCGTGAGATGACATAGTTAATCATTCACCCCTAAAACCTTAAAACGATGCTACAAGAGCTTACCAACGAGCAAAAGGCGCAACTGCTGCTGCAAGGGTGCCAGTTCACGATTAAACGCAAGTTCCGACCCCTGCAGCCGAGGATGCTGACCCGCAACAAGGGCAGCTACACGGCAGTGTACGAGTTCTCAGACTTCGGGCAGGAGAAGTTCGAGGGGGAGCTGGAGAAGGTAACCCCGGAGCAGGTGATAATCTCCTACCTCAAGTTCGGAGAGGCCAAAATGCACCACGTGCTTTTGGAAAGCATCGAAATCATCAACTAGTAAACCTGTTAATCCCTAATCCCAATGCAATTACGAAAAGCAACCAGACAAAAAGCCAAGCTCAGAATCGGACTATCCGCCCCTTCCGGCTTCGGCAAAACCTACTCTGCCTTACTACTAGCCTATGGCATCACAGGCGATTGGTCAAAGATTGCCCTGATTGACACCGAGAACGGTTCGGGCGAACTCTACTCCCACTTAGGCGATTACAACGCCCTGCCATTAGAGGCCCCTTACTCCCCTGAGCGCTACATAGAGGCTATCCGGGTATGCGAGAATGCCGGAATGGAGGTAATCATCATTGACAGCATTTCCCACGAGTGGGAGGGTGTTGGCGGCATTCTGGAGCAGGCAGACAGCATAGGCGGCGGCTTCCAGTCCGCTTGGAAACAGCTAACCCCGCGCCATGAGAAGTTTAAGCAGGCAATCATCACCTCCAAGGCACACACCATCACCACTGCCAGAAGAAAGCAGGACTACGTGCTGCAGGAAACCACCAACAGGCAAGGTAAAACAGTGCAGGCCCCTGTAAAAGCCGGATTCAAGGAAGTAACCCGCGAAGGATGGGAGTACGAGCTAACCGTGAACCTGGAAATCATTAACGCCAACCACTACGCCAGAGCTTCCAAAGACCGCACCGGCCTATTTGCTGACCGACCAGAGTTTGTTGTTACGGTGGAGACAGGACAGCAGTTGAAAGAGTGGAGTGAAACTGGCGTGGATGTGTTACAACTGGCCCTGAAGGAGGTAGAAGAATGCACCGATGTGGAATGCACAAAGAAGGTATGGCATAAGTATCCAAACCTGAAAGAAGTGGCAGAATTTAAATCTGCTGTAGCTGAAAAAGGGGAAAGCCTGAAAGCAGAGGTGCAGGAGGGCAAAGTAGTAGAGCAAGAAGAGGCACCAGCAACAGAGCAAGGTATCTCCAACGAGCAAGCAGAGCAGATACTGGAGCTGCTGAAGCACCCGGCACAGGCAGAGGCCACCGTGAAGAAAGTAACCAACAGCCTTTACAGCCTCAGCTTTGAGAAGGCAGCGCAGACAATAGAGGTGCTTCAGAAGAAGATTAACACCTACGAAAAGGCCCAGGCCCATGCCTAAGATTACCGCCTCGATACACAAGCGAAAGGAAGGCTACTGTTACGAGGCACCCTGGATGATAGGAGGCCGGATGGGCAAGAGCTTTATCCTGACCCGCAACGGCTTCCTGCTTCATCTGCCTGTAAAGTATTGCCCGGTGCGGCTGGTAGACGACGATAACGTGGAGGTGGAAGTGCCCCACTGGCTGTACCAAAAGAACCTGAGCTTTTTTAGCTAACACCACCCTTCACCCTTATACCTTTTTATGATGACACTCCAGGACCCGGCTGCAAAAGTCGAGAGAGCAATTGATGCCTATTTGCAAGAAGTGAAAGCCATGACCGGCTTATCCTTCCAGGACAGACCGATGCAGAAAGCGAATCCTTACGCTATCATCGAAGAACTGGAAGTAATCCTGACGGACATGAAGCAGGCCGTAGCAGCGCACGAGGCTTCCACCTTCAAGCGACTAGAGCATGAAGCCACCGTGATGCTAACCCGCGCCAACATCGAAAGCATAGACTTAGAAACAATGGATTTAATCGAACCAGCAAGAATACTGCGATGAAACAACCAACCATTACACCTGAGAAGCTGCAGGACTTCATCGACAGCGAGGGCGTCACCTTTGCCCAAACCGACACGGCAGACACGCTGAACCGGGGGAAAACGCTGGACGTGTGCCTGAACGGGACCCTTGTCGTCTGCCACGGCTGCAGGGTCGTCTACCGGGGCACCGATGCCATCGAAGCGGTTGCCGCCTACAACAACTTACTGTAGTAAAATAAAGCCTCCTAACAGGGGGTGTACGAGCCAAAAAGCATAAAAAAACCAAGTTTCACCCTTACCTCACCCGAGATGAAAAAACCGAAAAACCCCGCGCTGCTGCTCATTGTGTTGGGCTGTTTTGCGCTCCTGCTTACGCAGCTTTCCAACAACGCCCTGGTGATAGTGCTGGGGCTGGTAGTAACAGCCATTGCCTGGGGCGCTGGCTTCTGCTACTGGGGCTACCCTTTGCCCAAGTGCATCCTGAAAGACCCGGTAACAGGCGAGGAAGGGGAGGGGTTACATGCCCGCGATTTAGCCCGCTACTTGGTGGCAAGAGCCTGGAACGCAGCCAAAACACCCTTAGCCGCCCTGCTCTACATCGCCTTTATACTCATCCTGATTTACATGTAAGTGTAGCAGGATAATCATCCAGCCGCCGCCCTGGATTATAAGGAGTGGCAAAAGAGAAATAAGTGTAATGCAATAACCTAATATTCAAATCAGCACATGGAAAAGACATCTAAGATGTACAGAGATATGGCTAACAAGTTTAACCAGTTAGCCTATGAAGCCGAAGAAATTGAAAAGATACATCCACTCTGGAAGGCTCAGGCGGAGGATGTGAAGTCAGTTCTTGAAGAAATGCGGCGAGTTGCAACGCTCGAATCAGCGCACTTTTCAAAAATATCCCCCGATGATAAGTACCCTACCAACGAAAAGGAGGCAGACGCTTTCATCAAAGCCAGAATAGATCTCTGGTTTAAAACTTGGATTGTAGGTCCAATTGACTGCCTTCTGAAAGATGGCAGATGGGGTTAAGTCTAATGTATCAATCAACCTAATGAATTTATGAAGTATAAATACACCCTCTGGCAACTCAACCTCGAAACCGACAAGCGGGAGCCAATCGCTGTAAAGTACAGCATCAATGCGATGTACCAGCACTTGCAGGAGCACCATCCGGACGCAGGCATTTCGCTAGGCTCCTTCCGCTATCATGTGAGCAACTGCACGCACTTCTATTTTGGCAAGTGGTTCAGACGGAACAACACAATGTGCTACCCACTGTCGATAACGAGAATACCACAACCCAAGGCAACAGAGCAAGAAAAGTGTGAGAACCCAAAATGCAAGTTTGAGGCACCAAAAGACCCTAAAAGCCCTTTTGGGTATTGCACCCAATGCTGCGAAAAAGTGAGGTCAGTACTGGACAAACTTTAACATACTGATAAAATGAACATCAAAGACAATTATATCCAGACGTACGCTGGACACAGATTTCACCCGTTCGACAAGACACGACAGGAAATCTGCATACAGGACATTTCGCAGGCGCTGAGCAATATCTGCCGATTCACGGGCCATACTAAAGAGTTTTACAGCGTGGCGCAACACTCCGTGCTCTGCTCGCTGAAGGCCTCCCCGGATGCTGCGCTGTACGCGCTGCTGCATGATGCAAGTGAGGCTTATCTGGGAGATATAACCCGCCCTATCAAGATAACACCGCACATGGAGTTCTACTTAGCGGCAGAGGCGGGCATTCAGTGGCACATCAATAAGCGTTTCGGTCTGCACCCAGGGTGGGCGCCGCCTCAAATCGCTGCTGAGGTAAAGGAGATAGACAACCGCATGCTCTTTACTGAAAAACGTGACTTGCTGCCACACAACCTGAACTGGGGGTATGAGATGGAGCCCTATCCTGAAGTTATTGAACCGCTGCCGCCAAAGGATGCGAAGCTGCTGTTTCTAAAGCGATTTGCGGAATTGTATAATCCTGTAACCACAGACAACTAAACCATGCCAGAATCTAAAAAAATTGAGTTCGATGGAATTGAGCTTTACCGGTTAGCGGATAGCCTACTGACAAGCATCAATATCGACAAAAGGCACCTTGCCACATGGAAAGAATATCAAAGCAAGGCCGACACTCATTTCAAGCCAGGGGAGATTACTTCTTCAATAAACCTATACACCAGGTTAGTTAATGAGAACATAACTCTCCGGCACAAAATCCTAATCAATTATGCCAAGAGGCAGACCCAAGAAAGCAGCGCCTGTTTTGCTATCCTATGTGGTAGATATTAAGGCGCAGACGCTTGCCCATAAGCAGCAGGTCCGGACTGTTGAGGACTTGGAAATCCTCTGTGCAATGCTGGACAAAATCAAAAAAGACGCTGCCAGCGTGGTGGCTGAGAACAACAAAAGAACCTAATACTTTTAGCGATAAGCCATGACACAGACCGCAAAACCCAACCCGCGCTACAAGGAGCAGACTGCCCGCGACCTCTTGGAACAGCGCAAGCGCGAGCCGCAAATCCGCATGATGTACGCCGCCAAGCTGGCCGGTATGCCCAACGAGAAAAGGGAAGAGAAGATTCCCCGCGAGTTCATCGGCAAAGCCTTCACGGCAGACTACGAAGTGGTGATAAGCGCCCTGATTAGCTAAACGATTGCAATGAACCTTTAACCATCTAATCCCATGATTTCACAAGTATCCATAAATGACAGGCTAAAAATTAGCGAGGCACAGCTTCAGGAGTTGAGAGCATTCTGCCCCGAGGCCCGGTTCAAAACGCCAAAAGACTACTACGCTTGGGGTGCGCCTGATGAAGAGAAGGCTGCCAAGCAAGAGGAAGAATACAGGAATGATTGTGAAGGCGATTTAAAGCCCTTAAAAGAGTGCGTGTTCCTGGCTAACATCAGCGTCTTGTTTGCCCGTTGCCCCTTCATTCACGGGGTGCAGGTAAAGCAGGTGATACCCTTCACAGAAGAGCGAACGGGTGGTTCTGTTGCAGATTTCGCAGCCCTGCTAACTCGGTTTGAGGAAACCGCCAAAAAGATAAAGGATGCCGAGCGGCTTTTTAACGAGAAGTGCCAGGTGCATATCGGAGGCAACATGCTCCTAAATATTAACGAGCTGATGCTGAAAGAAGATTCCTGCACGGATGCCCTACAGTCCGAGCTTAACAACGGCTGGCGCATTATCTCCGTGTGTGTGCAGCCTGATGGCAGAAGGCCCGACTACGTGCTGGGGCGCTACAACCCCACGAAAGATGCCAGCGAAAGCGAAGCCCTTAGATAGCAATTAAATCAAATCCATAACCCTCTAACAACCTTTTTATGAATGCGCAAATGACCAATGCCAAACTCCTGTTCGCAGCCCTTGCCGTCCTGCTCTTAGGGGCTGTGAGCTGCAACCCTAAAATGGTGCAATGCCCGGCCTACTCCCACCAGCCAGCTTCAAAGTCCTTAGACCGCAAGGTATGGGGCTCCGACGAGGCTCCAAGAGAGGTACGCAACAAGACTGCCCACTACCGCTACAAGGGGCAGCGCAGCCAGTTAGCGGACTTCTTTAGCCGCAGGTAATGATGCTCAGGAAAGGGGAGCGGATTGTGGACGAGGCCAAGTTTGTAGCCGCCAACACCAGCCGCTCCCAACACTGCAAAGGCAGGGCGAAAGAAGCCTATCAGGAGAACCTGGACAGGTATTACGAACTGAAAAAGAAGCAAGAGAAATGAAAGACCTAACACAAATACCTTTTACAGCAGCCAACTTCCACTTGCTAGAGAATCCACATATCCCGTATTGGCTGTGGGAAGACTGTGCCGAGATATACGGACAGGAGGAACTGGCAAAGATGAAAGCTGAACACGCAGAGGCCGAGAGTAAGCTTCTGTTCAGCGGCATCCATATCTCCTACGAGTCTTGTGACTGTGGTGACGGCTATGGCTGCTCACACGGAAGCTGGCCTTACGAGATGACCATCAAAGGCAATGAAGGCTATGAAATACTTTTTGAGGAGGACGGCATTTACTTCCGCAAAGGGAATCGGTGGATTACCTACAGCGATTTAAACGGGCTTACGATGGCAGACTTCGTGAGAGCCTGTGAGTACGTGGGCATCACATTAACACCTGCCAATAACATTGCTGACACCTTCACCGGCACCGAAAACTTCGCATAACCCCCTAAGCCAGAACCATGACAAAGTATATCCAAATAACCAAAGCCTCTTACGCCAATGCTTGGTATAAGAACAGAATAGGCATGTTGTACCCTGTGGTAGAGTCCACTGATACGCATTATCAAATTGATTTGCCTTACTCTAAAGTTCATATCTATAAATCCGACTGTGAAGAAGTAGCCCTGCCCACTATAACAGAGCAGCCAGTTTGCTTGGATGGGGACATGGGGCACCTGCACACCAACAAGGCGCTTCGTGATTTAGCCCATCAGGTAGCCCAGGAATATAAAGCCAGTACAGGCGGCAACTACTGGGAGTTTAAAGAGGTGTTCTGGAATGGCTGCAAAGCGATGGAGCAAGTAGGGAAGCCTAACCCCGCCGGCGCTCACCTTATCACCACAGCCCAGGCCGACACCCTTGTTCAGGCAGTGAAGATACTGGAGATGCGGGGGGAGCACAGCATGGCCGCTATGCTGCGCAAAGACTTCCCTGCTGTGTTTGCCCCTGCCAAGACCTACAGAGTAGGGCAGCGGTTCGCAAAAGAAAATGAAGTGTACATGATGTGCCGAACGGGGGTGAATCAAGTGTGTCTTATCTGCCTAGAAGATGGGATCTACTACAACAACCCGCTCGATGTAACAGATGACACCAATATCACACAGCACGAATTTAATCTAGTGGCAGGGGGCAATGGAGAGCGGTTCACCCTCTTACCCGACACCACCGCCCTCGAAGAGTTCAACGACTACGACAACTTCCTGCCCAACGCCCTGAAAGGAGGCCGCGATGTTTGAGCTGACAGACGAACAGGCAAGGGCGCTGGCAGAGCAGGAATGGGACTACCAGCTACCCCCTAAGCCAAAGAAGAATCCGAAGCGCGAGGTATTTGAGCAGCCGACACAGGAGCGCAAGGTATACTTCCAACGACCGGCAAAAGACGGCCTGATGCGCTACAGCCCCAGGCGCTACCGGTTCAGGATATATGGTCAAAAACTGACACCTAAAAGAGAGAAGTGATATGAACAAGACAGCCTTAAACCGAATCGCCAGAAACAACGCGAAGGTGGCTAAAAACAAAAAAGTGACCCATTGCTATATCTCTAAGGGGTCTTATTACCGCCCTAACTACTGTGGCTATACCGATTACACCACTAGAGCTGGTGTATACACGAAAGAAGAAGCGCTTAAATGCGCAGCGAATTGCAGCGAACTAACCTTGGTGCCCATTGATATAGCAAAGCATAACCAGCGCATAATGGCGGAAATCAAAGATTTATCAACTCGCATTATAACCTAACCAACCATGACACAGCAAGAACAGACCGAACTCCACCGCCTGCTGGCGCAACTGGCAGACAGCGACTTCTACGCCTACGGGCAGGCCCTGCAAGACCACGACGCCTTCAAGCGTCTACAGGCTATGGCCACCGCGCCCCGCTACCCCGAAGGCAACGAGCACCACATCCGGGCTATTGGCTGGCAGGAGCTGGTGAGCATGGCCGACTTTGCCGAACGCTACCGGCTCAAAGAGGTAGTGCAAACCATTCACGCCGAAATGCAACGCCGCCTGCTCAAGCTGGTCCCGGAAGGGGAGGCCGTAACAGGGGATGTAGGAGCTGAAAGCAGGGAGAGTTGAGGTGGGGAGGGAGGATGGGGAGACTAGCCTTTGTGCGGAACGCTAACCGTCCCTTTCTCTTTCAGTTCAACCAAAAGCAGCCGGACATATTCAGCCAGCTTCCTTTTGTCGTTGTCAGCAAGGTCCTGATAAAATTTTCTGGTGTCCGGATCGACACGCAAGGAGATAGGCTTGGTATACTCAGTTGTCATAGTTATAGCAGTTTCTCAAAGATATAAAATGCCTCTCAAAAAAACAATAAGATTCTCATTGCATCTTACAGATGCTTTGTGTAAATTAGCAACATGATTACACACTAACCCATTCAGTATGAATCTGCTCCCATATCAAAAATAGCTATTCACCCATAAAATAATATTAATAGCCATGAAATTACCTGCTATACAGTTTTATCCGGCAGACTGGCGCAAAGACCCAGGCATACAGGCCCTAAGTTTTGAGGAGCGCGGCGTGTGGCTGGAGCTGCTTTTCCTCATGCACGAATCAGACAGGAGGGGGCGGCTTCTGCTGGCTGGCAAACCCATCAGCGAGGAAAGATTAGCAAACATCCTGCATATAGATAAGCAAAAGATAAGCACCATGATAAGCACATTTTTAGAGCTTGGTGTAGCAAGCTTATGTGAAGAGACAGGAGCCCTGATGAACCGGCGAATGGTGCGCGATGAGGAGCTTATCAGCAAACGGCGTGAAGCTGGCAAAAAAGGGGGTAATCCTGACTTTAAAAAGGGCGAATCCAACCCGTATTACAATAAAGATAAGCAAGACGACAACCAGGAAGATAACCCGGTAAGCAATCAAGAGGATAAGCAGGGAGATAACCAAGAAGATAAGCAAACGGATAAGCAAAAGATAACCCCTTCATCTTCATCTTCAGCTTCGACTAATAAAGATAAATACCAGGCTAAAGCCTGTGAGACTTGGTTTATCAAGAAGTTTAATGAAATCACCGGGAAAGAGCACCGCGTCCTTCCTAAAAAAGTCAAAGCAGCCCTAAAAGCCCGCATTACAGAGGATGGCTATACCAGCGCTATGTTCATTCAGGCGATTCAAAACTGTATGGCCGACGAGTACCACCGCGAAACCGGGTTGAAACACCTCACCCCTGAGTTTATTACCCGGGCCGACAAGCTGGAGAAGTACCTGCACCAGGGCAGCGGGCAGTCGATGTCCATTAAGCCTAAGACCATTTCCTCTGTAGAGGAACAGCTTGATTATTTCGGGGGAGTTTAACCATTAAATTTTTACAGCTATGATACAGCCGAACTATTGGGATTTACCGGAAGAGTTGGAGAACGAGCGCAAGCTGTCCTATGAGCTTTTTAGTACGCTCTACAATGAGAAAGTGGAGCGGATACAGCGAAACTACAGCCGGGATCTGACCGAAGCGCAGTTTGCACTAAACAAGAAAGATGAGGAGCTGCTGCTGGCCACCGAGGAGTTTTTAAACGTCCTGCTGCTGCAAATAGACAGGCTCTGCCGGATGAACGCCGGACTGAATAAAAACCTGATGGAATCTGTGCAGGACGTGGACAGGCTGATTGAGGGGGGCGTGTTCAAGAACCGCCTGGAGATGCTAGTGGCGAAGTTAAAGCATAGCGCGGCGGTCCATGAAGGTGCTTAATCTATCCGAGAAGCTACGGCAGTTTGACCCAGCCAAGCCCGAAAGCGACACCAACAACACCTTGCCAGACAAAGTGCAATTGAAAGAAATGGTGCGGCGGGCGGGAGATATGGCCGAAAAGATGAAACAGCAGTTCAAACATGGCAAAAGCAGGGGTAAAACGACACGGCTGCCTGAATTGGATCCTCATTTTACCTGGAAACAGGGCTTTTTATATGCTATTACAGGCTACCCGCAGAACGGCAAAAGTGAGATGACAAACTTCCTAGCCTTGCTCAAAGCAAAGTTCGACGGGTGGAAAGTGCTGATGTATTCGCCCGAAAGCTCTCCGATTGACGAACTGTATGATCAATTGGCGCACACGCTGGTAGGGCAAAGCACGGACCCGAAGTTTAAGAACCAGATGAGCATGCGGGATTATGAAACGGCTATTGACTTTCTGCATCACCATTTCTATGTGATTGATGATGACTTGCTGGAAGATCACAATATCCTGCCAACGCCCTATAATCTGAGGCAGATTGCTATGGATTTGCATGCAGACAGCAAATTCGAGCTACTGATTAAAGACCCTTGGAATACGCTCGTGCATGACTTGTCCATTCGGGATGATAAGTACCTGCAAGATGAGCTGAGGCAGGAAAAGCGAATCGCTACCAAGCTGCAGATTCACAACGTGATTCTGGTGCATCCGAGGGGCGGCATTGAGAAGGGGAAAGACGGCTCACTGCCAGTGCCTACGGATGACCATATCGCCAACGGGGCCATGTGGCGCAACAAGTGCGATGTGATTGCCAGCGTGCACCGCCCGAACTACCATCTGGACCGAACCGACCGGGCGGCGCTCTTTGCCTCGCATAAAATTAAGAAGCAGCCACTGGTAGGTATCCCGGGAGAGATACACATGCTCTTTAACCCGCGTGAAAACAGGTATTATATCAATGGGCGCTGCCCGCTGGTGACACCAGGGGAGCAGCCGCCAACGCTTTATCAGGAACTAAGCCAGTTCCCGGCTAGCACCTTTGAAACAGAATCCACTAAACCAATTGATGCACCATTTTAACATAAACTATCATGCAACTATCTACCAAACAGCAACTCTTCCTGGACATGGCACTGGAGGGCAAAAACATCTTCCTCAAAGGGAAGGCAGGCACCGGGAAAAGCACCATCACGAAAATAGCTATAAAAGCCCTGGAAGAGGCAGGCCGAAAAGTGGTAGCCATTGCGCCTACAGGCGTAGCGGCCAACAACATCGGAGGGCAGACCATCCATTCCATGTTCAGGCTGAATCCCTACGGCGTGCTTGACTTTGAAAGCTGCAATGAGGTGTCCGGCGAAAAGAAGCGGCTGCTAAAAAACATTGACACCATTTTTATTGATGAAGTATCCATGTTAAGGCCGGATATTCTGGACGGTATCAACTGGACGCTGCTGAAGAATGGCTGCAAAGGACTGGAGCACTACCAGGTGATATTTGTGGGAGACATGAAGCAGTTGCCGCCCATCATCAACGACAACACCAGGGCGGTCCTTTATCAGAACTACGAAGGGGACCGGGTGTTTGACGCGCAGATTTACCCGCTGCTAAATGTCACAGTCGTAGAGCTGGATGAGATACTGAGGCAGTCTGACACCGACTTTATCGACGCACTGAACCTGTGCCGCGAGGGACTGAAAGCACCGTACTTCCGGCAGTTCCTCGGTTCGGCTCCTAATGGCGGCATTGTGCTGGCCCCGCACAACGCCACCGTGGCAGCTTACAACAAGGCCGGGTTAGCAGCTATCAATAGCGAGCTGATAGAGTTTGAGGCGAAGATACAAGGCAACCTGAAAGCGGATGACTTTAACCTGGAATCTCACATTCAGGTGAAGCACGGTGCTAAAATCATGTACCTGGTAAACAGCAAAACAGCCCCTTTGGTGAATGGTACGCTCGGAGAGTTTATAGTGAAGGATAAAAAGTACTTCATCCGGGCTGAAGGGATAGACTATGCGTTAGAGCCGGTATTCTTTACCAAAAAGGAATATGTTTTCAGCAGAGAAGAAAACAGGCTAAAACTGCAGGAGGTGGGCTCTATTGAGCAGATGCCCTTCAAATTAGCCTATGCACTTTCTATCCACAAAAGCCAGGGCTTGACCTTCGACGAAGTAACGATAGACCTGCGAAAGCCCTGTTTCCAGGAAGGGCAGCTTTATGTGGCGCTTTCCAGAGTGAGAACCCCTGAAGGGCTACGGATACTGGCCTAAACGCCATGCAAAGCAACGAGCACGACTTTTCAAGCCTCCCGCCGGAGTACATTGCCCTGGCCGTGGAATGGCAGCAGGCGACACCCGAACGCCGGGCACAGATTGAGCAAGAGCAGCGGCAGATGCTCCAGCCAAAGGCAAGTAAGCCGGTAGTAAAGCCCTATTCTCCCGAATGGGTAAAGGGTATCGTGAAGCACGAGGGGTACACGGCAGAGGATTACCGCCGCTTTCAGGAAGAGCTAAAGCGCCGGAAGAAAACCGGCCTGGTGCAAATGATGCAGCAACTATTGAAACAGAAATTTAACCGATAAGAGATGAAAGAAGCCTTACCCGAGCCCGAAAAGGCACAGATAATCGGAGAGCCGATGGGTGCTCGATACTTCAGCCTGTACAACAACGGAGACTTAAGCGTCCCAGTAGCCGCAAATTGCCCGATTGAGAACCTGGAAAGAGCAAAAAGCATTTATGGCGAAAATTTTACAATCAGACTGCATATCACCAAAGAAACATACCCATGACCCAACTAGGTTTATTCGACAATGACGGCTACACGCACTTCCACGCCAGAACAGGCCACCGGATGAAGGTTATCCGAGAGAACGAGCTGGTAGCCACCTGCTACAGCGAAGTGCCGCAGGTGTACAAGCTGGTGGGGAAGATTAGAGTAAGCCACACGCAGATATGCCTTAAAAGGAACCTGATAAAAATTTAGCCATGAAAGACAAAAGCACGATGCACGTCTCCGAGTTCAACCGGCTAAAGCCCAAAGCCAAGGCAAAGGCAGCGCCCGAAAAGAAGGTGCAGTCGGCAAAGGAACTGATGAACATCACCACCACGGAGCTAGGCCACCTGATAGACCAGACGCTGCTGAAAGTACCGCAGTACGTGGAATACAGGCCCGAGAAGATTCACTGCTTAGTGAACGGGATGGAAGTAGAAATCACCTTTAAAGTCAAGAAGCCATGAGTCATTTTGAATCAGAAGCCGATTATCAAGCCTACTGCCAGGCAGAGGCCGAAGCACAGGCGCAAGCCGAATACGAAGCAGGCGAATACGAGTACCTGCAAGCAATGCTCGATGCCAAAGAATATTACCCGTGGGCGCTGCACATCTGTTGGAAAATACTTGAGAAACCACACCCCGAAGCTGCCAAGTACCTGATGGACGCACACAGGAAATATCAGGAAATGCACGAGAAGGAAGCCGAGCGCCTAAAGCGGGAAAGTGAGAAACCATCGGAACCTGATGATTTGCCATTTTAAGCCCTTTTAAGCGCACCACCTTTCCAGGCGCACAAGTACCCGAAAGTTTCCAGCGCGTTCAATGGCGCTATCCCAATTCAAGCGAGAAGATAATTTAAACCGATAACACCCATGAGCCACAGCGTAACCAAAATTCTCATCCTGGTAGAACTCGAAGATGGCACCGTTCGGCAGGTGCTCGCCAGCAAAGAGCAAAAAGAACTAGCCCTGCACTTTCTCAAAGCCGAAACCGGCGCACTCCGGGTAACCGAGGAAGTAGAGCCCTTTGAATTAACGTTTAAAAAGTAACACCCCATGAGCAACTTCAACCCCAACACCCTCAAGCCCGGCGATGCGGTCAGAACCGACAGAGGCCAGGCCACTTACCTCGAATACCGGCAAGGCATGTTCCGCAACCGCTGCCACCGCGTCCAGCTCCAGAGCGGCGAAACGAGATGGTACACCACCCTGCAGTTGCAGCAATACAACCGGGAGGAGGCGACAGTATGAGTAAGGCCAAAGAGATAGCCCAATGGGTAATCGACAACCGATACCCTAAAAGCGAAAAGGAGAAACTATCAGATACAGAGTTGTTTAATGAACTGGTAGATAAGATTGAAGCCGCGCAGTTAGCCACACTAGAAAAAGCAGCAGAGAATGCCAAGCAATTAACAATTGAAGGCGAAATGACCGAACGGCAGGTAATTGACAAAGCATCCATCACCAGCAAAGACAATCTGATATGAAAGTCCTCTTAACCAACCCCGGCCTGCTGTATGTGGCAGGCGCTATCCTGACCTTTGCCATCATCGCTTTAAGCACGCGCGACTGGCAGTATCTGCGGCAAGAGATTTACCCCCTGCTGCTGGTGGTGCTCACCTGGCCCGGCTTCTGGCTGCTGTATGCTGTCTACCTGCTGTGCATCCTGGGGGACTGGGTAATAGCAGGGCTTAAAAGAGCCATGCGTATCAAGCCCCGGCAACTGTTTTGCCGCCATGATTTCGAGTTTGCCTACTGGATACCGGAAGAGCACCTGCACGTACACCGATGCCACAAATGCGGCAAGACCCGAGGCTATGAGCTGCTGGAGGATGGTAGTGAAGGCAAGCTGTTGTTTTAGCCGTGGCAGAAATAAGCCAACCCGCACCCCGAAAAGTGCAGGGGAATGAATAGGAATAACAACGGACGTTCTGATACTTAAACCAAGAAACACCCACCTTTCAAATCTTAGCAGCATGAAAGCCTTTTACATGATTTACCTCGAAGGTATGAACGCGCCCACCTTCAAGCACGCCACTTTTGAAAGCGCTGAACAGGAAGCCGAACGCCTCACTTTGCAGACTGGCTATAAAGCCTATATCCTGAAAGCCATTGCCACTGTGGAGCAAGTAAAGTTCAGCAAGCAGTTCTTAGAGCAAGACCCGCAACAGCATGAACAGTTTAAAGACGATTTGCCCTTTTGAGCCGCAAGGTTAAATTCTCCTAACACAGGCTATACGAGTTTATCGAATTTTCCGTATATTAGCCGAATAGGGATTAATGGTTTACCGCCAGCCGGGCAAGACGTTCGGCTGGCTTTACCTGTTCAACACCACATGCAAGCACCTTCCATCACGATTGTATCCAAGCCCATCGCTGCCTTAATCGAGGCCGAGTACAACCCGCGCACCATCACCGACCGCCAGTTTGACCAGCTAAAGGATAGCCTTAAACGCTTCGGCTTTGTGGACCCGGTATTGGTGAACATGCACCCGGACCGCGAGCACATCATCATCGGCGGGCACATGCGCACCAAAGCAGCAGAGGCACTGGGCTATACTGAAGTGCCCTGCGTGGAACTCAGCCTTACCCTGGAGCAGGAGAAGGAACTGAACATCCGTTTAAACAAGTCCGGGGGTTCGTTTGACTTCGACATGCTGGCCAACTACTTTGAGAAAGACGACCTGAAGGAATGGGGTTTTGAGGATTGGGAGTTTGGCGAAACGGAGGATGTAACCGAACTGGAGCCTGCCGAAGAAGGGGAGGTGAACCTGGACCCGCCCAAAGAGCCGATAACGGTGCTGGGGGATTTGTATGAACTGAACGGGCATAGAGTGCTGTGTGGTGATAGCACGGATTCTGATATTTGGGGGAAGCTGGATATATCTAGCCCATCCATGACATTTACTAGTCCTCCTTATGGAGTTGGCGATAATGCTAAACTACGAGACCATTATGAACCAGGGAAAGAGGACAGAAAGTCACTTTATGCTACACATGAAGACAACCCAGACACATGGAGCGAATTAATGCTGGATTGGACGGCAATGGCTGTCTCACATACAGATGTGGTAGTGTGCAATGTGCAAATGTTAGCAAACAATAAACGCACCTTAGTGGATTGGATTTCTGAATACCAAAGCCATCTAATAGATATTGCAGTATGGGACAAAGGGCATGGAGCGCCGCAAATGCAGTCTGGCGTTCTAACAAATGCCTTTGAGTGGATGATATTATTGTCGGGTTCAGAAAATGCAAGCCGTAAGATACCATTGGCAAATTTCCACGGCACAATATCCAATATTGTGAGAGTTTCACCACATGGGAAGAATGAATTTGCAAGTGTGCATCGTGCCGTATATCCGATTGAATTGGTGGAGTGGGGTATAATATTATGTGATGAAGCTAAAACAATAGTAGACCCATTTGGTGGTACCGGCACAACGCTAATAGCGGCTGAAAAACACGGTAAAGCTGCAAGGTTGATAGAACTAGACCCGCTTTATACAGATGTGATCATTCGCCGCTGGGTCAAATACATGCAGGACAACAATCGCCCCTATACCGTTAAGCGCAACGGGGAGCAACTTTCTGCACAAGAAATAGATAATTACTTCGCCAATTAAGCTATACATAAGCAGTTAGACAATCCAATGGCAGCAGTACGCAAGAAACACGAGCAGGAGCGGGACCGCAACATAGTAGCCGAATACTATGTGAAGGGCTATTCCACGCGGGCCATTGCGCAGATTATCGCAGACAAGGTGGGGGGAGGGTACACGCTCAACCATAACACCGTGTCTAACGATGTGAAGTATTTGCTTAAACAGTGGCAGAATGAGCGCATCAACGACATCAACGAGCAGAAGGTACTCGAACTCTCCAAGCTCGACAAACTGGAGCAGACCTACTGGCAGGCATGGGAGAAATCCATCGAAGACCATAAAAAGAGCAGCAAGAAGCTAAAGGGCAAAGGCGACAAGCCGGACTACAAGGAAATGACGGAAACCGAGGTGGTGGCCTATGGCAACCCGGCTTACCTGGCCGGCATTGAACGGTGCATAGACAAACGCTGCAAGATACTCGGTATAGATGCCCCGCAGAAGCATGATATTACCACCGGGGGCAAGCCGTTCCAGGGTTTTAACTTTTTACCAGATGCCCAGCCCAACCCCTAAGCAGCTGGAAGCCTACGGCAAGCTAAAGGACAGCCAGATAAAAACGCTCGTCTACGGCGGGGCGGCAGGCGGGGGCAAATCCTGGCTGGGCTGTGAATGGCTCCTGCAGTGCTGCCACTACATTCCCGGCTCCCGCTGGTTCATTGGCCGGGAGGAGCTGAAGCGCATCCGGCAGTCCACCGTTATCACCTTCTACAAAGTTGCCAAATCCCACGGCTTCACTGATTTCTTTCTCAACGGGCAGGATAACTTTATCGGCTTTGGCAACGGTAGCCGGATAGACTTGCTGGACCTGCGCTACATGCCCTCAGACCCTTTGTATGAGCGCTTCGGCTCGCTGGAGTACACCGGGGGGTGGATAGAGGAAGGCGGGGAGGTGGACTTTGGAGCCTATGACACGCTTAAAACCCGTATCGGCAGGCATCTGAATGCAGAGTTGAACCTGAAGCCTATTCTGCTGGTAACCTGCAACCCGAAAAAGAACTGGCTCTACACCGAAATATACCGCCCCTTTAAGGAGGGGAAGCTGCCCGAGCAAGTCGCCTTTATACAGGCGTATGTGCAGGACAACCCCTATATCACGCGGGACTACATTGAGCAGTTGGAGAACACCAAGGATAAGGCCAAAAAAGAGCGCCTGCTGTTCGGTAACTGGGAATATGATGATGACCCGGCAGCCCTGTGCGAGTACGATAAAATCACGGACCTGTTCAGCAACGACTTTGACACCCTGAAAGGTCAGAAGTATATCACGGCAGACGTGGCCCGCCTGGGAAGCGATAAAATCTGTATCGGTCTTTGGGATGGCTGGCGCGTAAAGGTGAAGACCTTTGAGAAGCTGCGCATCACCGAATCCTATGAGTATATCAAGCGCCTGCAGCAAGAAAACCAGGTGCCCCTTTCCCATGTGATTTGTGATGAGGACGGGGTGGGCGGTGGCCTGGTGGACATGCTCGGCTGCAAGGGTTTTATCAACAACTCCCGCGCCCTGCCTAACCCGAATGCGGCAGGCAACGAGCCGGAGAACTATGAGAACCTGCAGGCACAGTGTGCCTTCAGGCTGGCCGAGCGCATCAACTCAAACGGCTTATTCATAGAGAATGCCAGCCCGAAAGAGCAGGAAGAAATCACTGAAGAACTGGAAGTGCTCAAGCAGAAGCATGTGGACCGGGACGGCAAAAAGGGCATTGTGGGGAAGGAGGACGTGAAGAAGCTGATAGGCCGATCCCCGGATTACCGCGACATGCTGCTGATGCGGGAATGGTTCGCTCTGCAAAAAGAACGGGCAATGGACTTCGGCTGGTAACACCGGATACACGTAAAGCAAATAATTTCGTAACTTAGCCTAAACGCTATATAGATGGGACTTCTCGATTCATTCTTCTCCGGCACGATTCAGAAACAGGTCAACGCCGAACTGAGCCGCTACAACCTGCAGGCGTTCCGCTTCCTGGCGGACGGCCAGCCCATTTACCTCGACGCCAAGGCCGAGAGCTACATCACCGAGGGCTACACGGCCATTGGCGCGGTGTACGAGTGCGTAAACCTGATTCTAAAGAAGATTGCCTCCAGCCCGCCCATCATCTACGAAATCAAGGACGAGGCTAAGCGGCAGAAGTGGCACAACCTCTCCAAGTCCGACAGCATCGAGCAAAAGGCGCTGGCCCTGCAGCTCAAAGCGCAGGCCGTGGAGGAGGTGAGCCCGAAGGAGATACAGGAACTGCTTAACAAGCCCAACCCCCTGCAAGGCTACAAGGACTACATTAGGCAACTGGCAGGTTTCTATTTGCTCACAGGGGAAACAATGGCTTACAACGTGGGGCCGCTGGGGCAAAAGGATAAGATAGTGCATTCCTGGCCACTGCCTACCCACCTGGTAGACGTGATTTCGGGCGGCATGTTCGAGCCCATCAAAGAGTACATCTTCAAGTTCAGCACCGATAAAACCTACGCCTTCCCGGCTTCCGACGTGGCCCGCATCCGTATGTTTAACCCGCTCTTCGATGTGCAGGGCTCGCAGCTTCGGGGCATGTCGCCTTTGCGGGCCTACCTCAAGAAGCTGGCCCGCGCCAAGGCGGGGGATAAGGAGGTACTGAAGCAACTGCAGAACGGCGGGGCCTTTGGTATCCTCTCCCCGAAGAACGCGCAGGACACGCTCACACCGGCCCAAAAGGATGCCTTAAAGCAACGCCTGATAGATGCCAAGAACGCCAAAGACGACCTTGCCCGTATCTTCCCGGCCACCGTGGCGATGGACTGGCAGCAGATAGCCCTCAGTATTGCCGACCAGAAGCTGCTGGAACTCCTGCAGGCCACTGATGAGGACATATACCGCGCCTACGGTATTCCGCTGGTGTACCGCAGTACTGATGCCTCTACATTGAACAACGAGCAGCACGCTTCCCGCAAGCTCATTTACGATGCCGTGCAGCCCATTGCCGACGACCTCTCCGAGCTGCTGACTAAAATCATGTGCGAGCCGGTGAACAAGCGCCTGGGCAAGAAATACTACATCGAGCTGGATACCTCTTCTTTGCCGGAGATGCAGAACGACATGAAGGCTATTTCAGAATGGCTGGAAAAGTCCCATGAGCTGACCATGAACGAAAAGCGCGAGGTGAAAGGCTGGGGCAGGCTGGAGGCCGAGAACATGGACATCCCCTTAGTGCCCAAGAACCTGACCCGCGTGGATATGGTGCATCTGACCGATGATGCCTTTACCCAGGGCGTAGCGCAGGAAACACAACAGTAGCCACTAACACACAAGCGATATGGCAACAGCGGAGAAAAAGTTTATTGTTCAGGTTGGCAGCAACCAAAGTAGTATCTCAAGCATAGAGGTGCCATCGGAGTTTCTGGATAAAGATGGGCTGCTGCGGTTGGATAAGTGGGCAAAAGCCGATATGCCAGTCATGCCGCGCACCACTAACAAACCTGTAAAAGCAGGAAGCACCAATGCTTAACGAAGCCCAATTTGCCAAGGACTACGAGCGCCTGTTCAGAAGCTACGAACGGGCGGCTTACGTGGTGTTCAAGAAAGCCCTGGACGCGCAGTGCAAGGCCGTGGCTACCTATGCCGAAGCCAACGGGGTAGGCCTGACCGCTGCCATCCTTCCGGCACTCATTGACCGCAGCATCATGGAACGGGCCTATATCGAAGCCTACACGCTCATAGCCCAAAAGCACGCCCGGAACTACTCCCGCCTCTTAGACAGGCTCACCAAGCCCGGCAAAAGCGGCATAGCGCCGCTTGAAACAAAGCTCATCGGGTTCTCCTCTGAATGGTGGCGGCGCGTGATGGAGCAGTTCTTCAGAACCGAGGCGGCTGGCAGGGTAACCGAGGTAGACGACACCACCAAGAAGCGCATACAGGTGCTCTTAGCCGAGGCCCAGGAGCAGAACCTGACCACTACGCGGCTGGCAAGGTATCTGAGGGAGAAACTGCAGGATGCCCGCTTTAACGCGACCAGGGCCATGATGATAGCCCGGACTGAAAGTACAACAGGCGCGAACGTCGCTGCTAACATGGTTGCTGAGGAAGCCGATTTTGTGCTGCTTAAGAAGTGGAATGCGGCGCTGGACAACCGGACCCGCAACAGCCATAGGGTAGTAGGCAAGGCCGAGCCGATAGCGCTGGAGGGGCTGTTTGAAGTGCCTTCGCCCAAAGGGGCAGGCGTAGAGTATGCCCGCTATCCGGGAGATACTTCGCTATCAGCAGGCAATTGCGTGAACTGTAGGTGCGTGGTGTCGCATGTGCCCGCTTTAGATGCCGACGGCTTGCCTATCCCCAAGCCCCGGTAAAAAGAAAGCCCGCCGGGTGAGGAGCGGGCTGCAAGGGGAGTATGGTGGTAGGAGGATAGGTAGGAGTCGAACCTACACGGCGGGCGCTACCTAGATTAGCTTTAATGGGGAGCTACCCCAAACCCCGCACCAGCTTCTGGCACCGCTTCCATTTACGGTATACTATCCTCGTGTTGGTTAGTGCTATCTGATGCTTTTAAGCTGGATAGTGGCAGAAAAGGTTCTATGTTTCGGTTTCGGCGGCAAAGACAGTTTCAGCACCCGCCTATTATTCCGCTTCACCCGCTTTAGATTTACCCTCCGTTTCGGGGTGGTGTCCTTCAACGCACTCAGAATACCTGTGCCGCTGAAAATTACCCCGCCCGCTTCAAACTCTACATCAAAGCCAGGAGAGGGCACAGGTTCAAAGAACGGGCTTACATCATAATCGGCATTCGACAGCAGGCCATCCATTGTGATAGTGCCGCCTCTTGTAAACTCTCCGGCTTGCTTGTTGTGCTGCAGCTCGTTTACATCGAAGCCGTTTGCCAGGCCGATGTTTTTGCCGCCTAAGTTTAGTATCAGGTCTTTCATGTTGCTTTAGTCTTTCGGGTCAGTGATGATAGCGTAATGCGTGAAGTCTTGCAGCGTCGGGTAGGTGAATCCGTCCCACGGCTCTATCACTACCTCATTGCCTGTGCTTATCCTGCCTATAAACTTCTGCCTCTCAGCATCCATTACAAGAACCTCTGTATTAGGTGGTAGTGCTGTGTTTTCAGTTATCTTTATCCAGTTCATAGGTTTATTCTTGATCCCTTTAGTTTTAGCACCCGCTCCAAAAACTCTTTCACGCTGTAGTCATAGTTGTACGGATCTCTGATAGCCTCAGCCGCACAGTACAGGGCGTTAGCATTAGGCAGTTCACCTATCTCTTCAAAGGCTCTGGCTTTGGCGTAGTCGATGGTAATCTCATACTCGTTCCTTCCTTCTGCAATACGAATCGTTTGGAGTTGCAAAAGTTCAGGCTTGGTTTCCTTAAGCCAGGTGAGCAAGCCTGTCCAGCTTGCAAAATGCTTTGGGAGTTGGTTGAAGTGCTTTAATGTGTTCATATCCCTAAGTTATACTTTCTTTTTAATCACTCCATGTCTTGCTGATCTTCATAAGCTCCTTTTGGGCAGCCATGTAATAGTCAGCATACTTGAAAGAACACTTCCTGCCGTAAGCCAGTACCAGATTGGATAACTGCGCGTAGTGCCGAGGATTGTTCTTTTGGTTCCTGATGCACCTAAGCACAAAGTCGTGATCCAAGTGGATGCTCATGTGTTTAGCCATTAGCTTTATTGCCATTCAAGATAGCTTCTCCTTTACCCATTCTGTAGCCTTTCCGAAAAAGGCTTTTTAATTCATCCTGACACAGTATTCCAACGGCGTACTTTTGGCTTAAGGTATCATCCTCAGCAAGTTTCCCTAAATGAGCTATGATGTTGTTAAGCACCGATTCAGTGAGTTTGTCTAATTCTCTTTCGTTGATAGTATCCATTGCTTGTCGGTTAGTGTGTTGCAAGTATAAGGGCGGCTTTGAGGCGGGTTAGCATGGGTGTTAGGGGTTAGAGGGTGAACCACCAAATAGCGGCTTTGATTAACAGGTATACAGGTATAGCCACACAGCCAGCATACAGGCTTACACAGTACAGGGCACCGAATGTGCTGTAGTCCTCTTTGAAGTACTTCCAGCGCAGGTTAGCATCTGATACAGCAAAATGGATTGCAGTAGCCAGCCAAAGCGCAGCCGTTAGCACAACCCAAAACACCAATACTTTCAATTGCCATTCCATATCCTTATTCCGTTGGAGGTGTGATTAAACAGTAGTGGGTGAAGATGCGAAGTACAAGCGCTATCCCTTCCGTTCGCACCTCGTTGTCTTTTCGGACTTCAGCAGACCAATACTTATCTGGGCTGTCTACCCTGTCTACCAGCAGCACCTTTGTGCCAATCTTGAGCTTGGTTTCGGGTGTGATGGGTTGCCAGATCATATCACAACACCTAAATACTTAGACAAAGGCCGGTACAACTCACCAACCCACCAACCGCAAAGCATTCCCTTCTGCCAAGCATTATCCATAAAGAGATCTAGCAAGTGCCCCAGAAGGGCAGCACATAAGGCCAGCAAGAATACCAGCAGGAATACACGAATAAAATCTTTCATATGATTGCTGATTATGTAAGCTTATGAATAGTGTGATAGCTGCCCAGAGAACCAAAAACAGCACAAGCCATTTTAAAATAATCCCACCCTGCAAAGGTACCGGTATTAATCTTTACAATCAGTATAGCCAAAGCTACCAGACTTACTATTAACCCGAAGAAAGCCCAGATAAAAGCGCGTGTTTCCCGGTTCATCTCCCTGCCTCCTCTTCCTTTACATACTTCTTAACGAACCCCTGTTTCTTCATTTCCATCTCTTCAATTTTATCATCTACGGCATAGCGGGTGAACTTCTGCACATCTATCGTGTGCTCTTGGAAATACTCCATTTGCCGCTCCTGGAAGTAAATCGTCTTTTGGTTGTGCTTCATTATGGAAAGCCGCCCTATGGCTGGTGTGGGTGAATGAATTAGAACACTCTAATATACGGATAATTCAGGTAATAAACTGATATAAGTTGCAAAATAATCCTAATCGCTGATTACGTGTATGCTGTGTTATGGGATTGCGTATTTTTATACAAACCGTAGCACGCGCACATGAAAGGCAGATTACAGACAAAGGATTTTGTCGGCAGCGTCAAAGACGTGGACATGCAAAAAAATATCGTCACGGGCTACCTCTCCGTGTTCGGTAACGTGGATCATGACAACGACATCACCGAAAAGGGAGCCTTTGCCAAGTCCATCAGGGAGCGGGGGCCGGAGGGCAAGAACAACATCGTGTTCATGAACTACCACAAGTGGGATGAGATACACGCCAAGTTCCAGGTGCTACGGGAGGATAACGAGGGGCTATACTTTGAGACAAAGCTGAATCCTGAAATCTCCTATTCCCGCAACACCCTGCACCTCTACAATGACGGCGTTTTAGACCAGCACAGCTACGGCTGGATAACGGTGCGCGATGAGGTGAAGAACGGCGTGCGCCACTTGCAGGAGTGCTACCTGATGGAGGGCTCCAATGTGTATTTCGGAGCCAATGAACAGACGCGCTTTACCGGCTTTAAATCCCTTACTCCTTTGCAGGTGCAATCCAAAATCGAGCGGATGCAGAACGTGCTCCGCAACGGCAACCTGACAGACGAGGGCTTTATTGGCCTGGAAATCGGACTTAAACAACTTGAAGCCTACATACTGGATATGCAGACTGCACCCATTAACGAGCTGCCGCCCAACAGCACAGCCCTTGTTAACGCGCCGCAGGATTCCAAAGACGATGAGGCCACCCTTAACCTACTCAAGAACTTTTCAATCCTGAACTAATGGAAATCAAAGAACAACTGGAGCGCATCCAGCAAGAAGCCAAGACTGCCACTGAAAAAGCAGTAGCAGAGGGCACCAAGGCCGCTGAATTGAAAGCCGCTGAAATCGTTAAGACTGCCACGGAGGCATTTGACCTGAAGCTGAAAGACGCAGAACAGAAACACGCTGCCCAAGTGCAGGACATTTCTGTAAAGTACGACGAGAAAGCCAAGCAGCTAGACGAGGCCCTGACCACGCTCAACCGCGTAAAGGAGCAGCAGAACCAGGAGCGCATCAAGAGCTTTGCCGACGTAATCGGTTCTGCGCTGGAGGCCAAAAAGGATGCTATCGGCAGCTACGCCAACAACGTAGGCACCAAGTCGCTCGACATTGCCGTGCCGATGGACACGAAAGCCGTTGGCGTGATTGGCCGTGTGGCCGGTCTGGAAGGCGACTGGCAGGGTGCTGTAGGCCCGGCCTACGAAATGGAGCACCTGCGCAACGCTATTCAGGTTATCCCGACACAGCGAGACGTGATAAAGTACCTGCGCTTCAGCCGCAAGGAAGGCGCTATCGGTATGGTAGCCGCCGGTGCTGCCAAGCCTAAGCTGGACTTCAATACGACCGTAGAGGAGGCCCCTGTGCGTAAAATCGCGGGTATCGTGGACGTGGTGGATGAGTTCTTGGAGGACACCCCCGGCGCGATTGAGTTCCTGCGCACCGAGCTGCCACAGGCGCTTTTAGAGGTAGAGGATGCCCAAATCCTGAAAGGCGACGGCACCGGCCAGAACCTGGAGGGCTTGTTCCAGGTAGCCGCTGCCCTGAACCCTGCCCTGTTTACTGATGTGGCGACCTTGTCTAACTCCTGGGATAGACTGGCTGCTGCCATCTCGCAGGTAAGGCTGGCCAAGCGTGCCACGACTGCCGCCTGGGTATCACCACAAGTGTATTTGTCGCTGCTGATTAACAAGGACGACAACGCGGGCTATACGTACCCGATTGTGCTCAACAACATGGGCCAACTGACCATTGGCGGTGTGCCGATTATGCAGCACTCAGCCCTGGCAGCTACAGAGGGTATCGTAGGCGACTTTGCCAGAGGGGTAAAGATATTCCAGCGAATGGGCGCGGTGATCAACTTCTCCACCGAGAACAAGGACAACTTCGAGACGAACGTGACCTCTGTTCGCATTGAGGAGCGCATTGCCCTGCCTATCTACTACCCGGACGGCTTCGTGAAGATTGACTTCACAGCAGCCCCGGCGGTTTAGAAAGATAATGCCTGACAGTAACGGCCTCGCTTCCCTGAGAGGCGGGGCCGTTCTACTTTCCACTAACACACAAAAGCAAAGCAATGGAAGGATTGTACATACTACTGGGGGTTATTCTGATAAGCCAATTGGCAACGGTTTATTTCTCTTGGAAGGCTTACAAAGCGCCTGTAGAGGTTGATTTTAAGGCCCGAAAAGAAGATTTGATTCCCATTCTGAATAGGGAGGAATATAAGCGCCATCGCGTAGAACACGGCGCGAAGCTTAATACCGAAAGGTTCGGGAAGCCTAAGCCGCCAAAGTTTCCAGAAAATAGAATTGAAAGGCATAACGGATTCTAATGGCCACAGCACTAGACCTTATCACCTTAGAGGAAGCAAAAGCACACCTAGCCGTGGACTTTCCGGCCCATGATATGCTGATAACCCGGCTGATTCATACCGCCGTGGCCCTGATTGAAAAGCGCACGCAACACATGCTGTACGAGCGCGAGGAGACACGCCGCATCAAGTCCGGCTACGAGCTGTACGACTACCCGGCAACCGTGGACACGCTAGGCGATGGGCTGGACTACCAGGCAGAGGAACACGCAGGCTATACGCGGCTATACTTTGGCTCTACAAGGCCGGAAGTGGTAACGCTGACGCTAGGCTACGCTGAGAAAGAGCAAGTGCCTGAGCCGCTTATTTCAGCCTGCTACAAGCTGCTGACTTACCTGTTCGAGCACCGCGACACCTACCAGGCAGAGTTGCCGAGCGACGTGTACCTGATGATACGACCTTACCAGCGCTATGCGACCATCTAAAGCCTTCATCATAGAGCCAAGCAAGTTCCGCTACCGGGTGAGCTTCTTTCAGGAGGCTTCCATTCCCGACGGCATGGGCGGCTTTACGGTGCAACTGGAGGAAGTGGTGCAGACCTGGGCCGCGAAGGCAGAGGCAAGAACCTCGGTCAGCTATAACGACCTGCTGGAGATAGCGGCGGGCAAGGCACTGGAAGAGCGCGACATCGAACTGTACATCCGCTTCCGGCCCGACTTCTTTCCGGCCAAGGACATTCGGATGAAAATAGATAACCAAACCTACCTGCTCACCAACCCCGGCACCACGATAGGGGAGCCTGCGCGGTACGTGCGGGTAGTGGGCAAATTGCAGAAATAATGGCAAAGCTAGAAGTACATATCGAAGCGAAAGCCACAAAGACCCTGTGGTATTACTACGTGCTGGGCTGTGCTTATCTAGGCGCTATAAAGCTGATGAACCTGGCAGAGAATAAGCCCATTATGCGCTTGCATGTGAATGGGGAGCTGTCGCAAACCGTGCGCTTTAGCCGAGCCTTTGTAGTGTAATGGCAAAGGTCACAGGTGTTAGTTCGGTAGTGAGAGGCTTGGCCACCTTCGGACAGAAGGGCAAGGAAGCGGCAGCAAGGGTGGTGCAGGCAACAGCCATGGATGTACGCAACGAGGCCATCAGCAACGCCCCGGTGTACATGGGCAAGCTGAGGCAAAGCATCATAAACAAGGTAGATGCGTCCGGCCTGAGAGTAAGCACCGAAGTAGGTGTGTTTTACGGGGCCTTTGTGGAGTTTGGAACGGGCATGTATGTGGAAGTGCCTGCTGAGATGCAAGCCGAGGCGATGAAGTTCAAAGGGATGAAGGGGCAGGGCACCTGGGCAGACCTGATTGAGGACTTGATAGACTGGGTACGCCAGAAAGGTATTACCGGCACTTATTCGGTTAAGACCCGCCGCAGAACCGGCAACAAAAGAGCCAACGACAGGCAGGATGCAGAGGTGGCTTACCTGATAGCAATGAGCATCATCAGGAAGGGCCGAAAGCCGCAGCCTTACCTCTATCCGGCCTATGTGAAATACAGGGCAGAGTTACGCCCACGGCTTCGCATAGCCTTAGAGCGATTAGTGAAAGAAACCAACGGCAGACGATGATTAACCCCGACAAGCATATCCGCAAAGCCTTTTACAACCGCCTCACCGCAGCGGGCTTGCAGGTGTTTGATACCGCTGTGCCTAAGTCTTACGAACCGGGGCCGAAGTACATCATCATCACCAACCAGACTCAGGTAGACGACCAGCTAGGCCGGGCCTGTACGCACCGTGATTGTACGATAGTGCTCGACCTCTTTGTGCTGCAGGATTTGAGCTATGTGAGCAGCGCCGTGATGGATGACTTCTATGAGCAGGTGATGAACCTGATAGATAATACGCTGCAGGTTGAAAACTTCCAACTGCACTCCATCCAACGGGACGGAACGCCGCGAAACATGCCCGTCAATACCGGCACCCTAAGCATCCTCCGCAAAGTCATCACCTACCGGCTGCGCCTGAAAGAACTTACCCATGTAGAACCTTAAAAGAAAAATAGCATGAAAGCCACTGTCATCAAAACCTTCCTCGACAAGGAAACCCGCAAGCCCTACGCCGTGAAAAGCGAGTGGAAAGGCTCCGAAGAGCGCTTTAAAGAGATTAACAAGCACCGCGAAGGCCCGTTCCTGGAGGCGGTTGAAGCGGAAGCCAAAGAAGCCAAGACCACGCGCCAGACCAAGGAGCGCAAGGTGAGCACCGAAACCAAGTAACCACCCTTAAAAGAAGATACCAATGGAAATCAAAGGCAATGAAATGCTTATCGAGCTTAATGGCGGCAAGAAGCTGGGATGCTTATCCGGCCTTAACTTCGAGCTAAGCCGGGAGGAAATAGAGGCGGCTTGCCGTCAGGCTGGCAACTTCACTACTGCCAGAAAAGGCAATCTGAGCGGCACTTTCTCCGTGGACGGGATTGTGATTATCGACAACCCTGCCGTGCCGGACAATGTGCGTTCTGGCGACTTAGTGGATATGATGCTTGATGATTCCGACCAAGACGTGAATTACGTGATTGGTTACGGTGCCTCAACTTCAGGAGATGTGGAAGGATTGGGCTCCCCTGGTGACATCGCAGGAAGCAAGGTGCTGAGCGGCACGGCCTTTATGACCAGCCTTTCCCTTTCCGGATCACAAGATGGGATGGCGACATATTCTGCTACGTTCAGGCTCACCAGCAAGCCGACCCACGCGGTAGCGGCGTAAAAACAGGCGGGGCGGGGGTATGCTTGTGTTAGTGTACCTCCCGCCCTTAGCCTCTACGCCTATGAAAAAGCTATCCGTTACCATCGGCCTCAGTGATGCCGAGATTCAGTTACTCACAAGCAAAAGCACACTAACATGCACCACAGCAAAGGAACAGCCCTTATCCAGATTGGCGGCAAAGAGCGCCCCATCTACTTCGGGTTCATGCAGTCGCGGATCTTCTGCGAGCTGCGCGGCAAAGAGTACTACGAATACCTCGACGAGGTGAACAAAGCCTTCGGGCTGAAGGACAACCCTATTCCGGATGGGCTGACAGAGGCCGAACGTACGCAGCACATCGTGCGCAAGATGGACATGTTCATCATGGCCGATTTGGTGTATTCGGGTTTGGCGGCGGGCTGCAAGCACCCGGACTACCGCATCAAACAGGACTTCACGGCGGACGACGTGTGCTTCTGGATAGAGGGCATGGAGCCGGAGGAAATGGGCAAGGTGTACGCCACCCTGTTAGACGCGAACAAAAGCCCAAACGAGCCAGCCCAGGCAGCGCAGGAAGCACCTCAGACGGAGGCAGCGAGCGCTTAACCTGGGATGAGCTGTACCTGTTCTACTGTGCCGATTGCGGGCTGGACCCGCAGGAACTGGATTTCTATACCTGGTACGAACTGGGGTTGATTTCAGAGCGGGTAAAGCGGCAGAACAAAGACGAGTGGAACAAGGTGCGCCATATCATGTGGGCCAGTTTAGCCCCCCACTCCAAAAAACGGCTGGACCCGGCGCAGGTGCTAAGATTGGAAGGGGATAACCTCAGAAACGCCCCGGCCTCGAAAGAACACGCATTAGCGATAGCCCAGCGGCTGTTGCCTTACCTTAAAAAGAAAGAGTAAATGGAGCCTTTAAGCGTCGCACTGGAAGCACAGGTACAAGCCTTTGAGGGTAACATCGCCAAGGCCATACAGTCTGTTCAGAACTTTGGCACGCAGGCCGAAAGGATGCCTGCCGTGCGGCCAAAGTTCGAGGACACGATTACCCGCACCCTGAGCGACCTGAACGCCAAACTGCGGGTAGCGCAGGGCAATGCGGAGATTTTCGGCAACCAGTTCGAGGCCGACAAGCTCAAGGTCGTAGCCATGCAGCAGGCGCTCAACACGCTGCTATCGGCAGGACTTTCGCCCACGTCCAAGCAAGTGCTAAAACTGGCAGACGACATTGAGAGCCTGTCAGGCGAAATTACCAAGGCCGAAAAAGCAGCGAGCAGGGCGGACCTGTTTGTCTCCTTCCAAAAGACAGGCAAGATTATACCCGACCTGGAGGCCAAGGCACAGCGCCTCCGCGCCGCCATGCGCAACGCCACCGACGTAAAGGATATTGAGCGCTACGGCAAGCGCCTGCAGGTCGTCAACAACGAACTGGCCGAACTCAACCAGCGGGGGCGGATGGCCGCCATGAACACGGCCAACGGCATGAACCGGCTGGCAGGCTCCGCCGGAACAGTGAACATGGAAATCGCCCGCATCGTGCAGGATGCGCCCTACGGCATGATGGGCATCGGCAACAACATTCAGCAGCTTACAGCCAACTTCGGCCAACTGGCCGCACAGGCAGGCGGTACAGGGGTGGCCATTAAAGCGGCGCTGGCTTCGATGCTTACGCCCGCCTCGTTGCTGACGCTGGGCATTGCCGCTATTACCTCGGGCTGGGTGCTGTACGAGCGCTGGAGCCAGAAATCGGCCAAGGCCACCAAAGAGAGTGCCAACGCCATGCAGGATGCAGCCTCTAAAGCACAGGAGTACATCAACTCCCTCGATGTGGTGAACCGCGCCAGGGCTACCGGCCAACGCGAGGCGCAGCAGGAACTCGTAACCCTCAAGTTACTCTACGAGCGCACACAGAATGTGAGCCTGAGTATGCAGGAGCGGGTAAAGGCGGTAGACGAGCTGCAAAAGCAATACCCGGCCTACTTCAAGAACCTCAAAGACGAGGACATCCTGGCAGGCAACGCCTCGGAAGCCTACCGCAAACTGAGCAAGTCTATCCAGGACTACGCCACAGCGCAAGCCAGCCTCTCCCTTATCACGGAGAAAGCGCAGCAGCGGCAGGTAAACCTTTTGCAGCTACGTGACCTCCGGGAGCAGGAAAAGCAACAGGAGGTGGCTATACAACAGGCTAACGAACTGAAGGCGGCACAGGACGCGGCGGCGGCTTCGATGAACGCCAGAGGCGGGACCGGCTCGGTATTGGGCGCTCAGAACGTACTCAAGCTCAACAACGCTTTAGGAGAAACACAGGAGAAGATAGCCGCCATCATTGCCGAAAACAGGAAGCTCGACGAAGAGATGGCGCTGCTTACCTCAGATGCCACCCCTGCTTTGTTTACAGAAGACCCCGGCACTAAAAAGAAGCAGAAAGAGCAGACCGATTACCTGAAGCAACTCCGAGAGGGCTGGCGGCAGGTAACGCAGGAGTTTTTGACCTACGGCAACGCCTACCAGGTGGTAGAAGGCAAGGCGAAACTGCTGGAAACGGCCATTAACGGGCTCATCTCCCAGGGGGCGGCGTTCAACAGCCCTATCATCGAAAAGCTGAAAGCGCAACTGGATTCGATTAATGAGATCCGCTTCGACACGCTGGAGAATACCTTTGAGCTGTCCCTGAAGCGCATGAACGACGAGGCGATTAAGTTTGCCAAGGACTTCAAGCCGCAGCAAATCGACCTTATCCAGTCGCCCGAGCAAAGCCGATTCTTTGAAGAGCAGGCCCGGCAGGCGGGGGTATACTTCGACATCTTGCAGGGGCGCGTGATGGGCGTAAGCACAGCCGTGGATGGGTTTATCAACGGCTTCCAGGCCAAGATAGACCAGGTGCAGGCCATGACAGGCTTAGTCACCGAATTTGCCGGGAACGCCTTTGCCTCACTTGGTGAGGGTATCGGCAACATGTTCCAGGGGCTTGCCTCCGGTGCCGACGTGCTGCAGGGGGTAGGCCGGGCGCTGTTGCAGACCATGTCCCAGATTGCCGCCGAGTTCGGCAAAAAGCTCCTGGCTATCGGCGTAGGTGAGACTTTGATGAAGATACCCACCGGCCCAGCGAAGATTGCAGCGGGCGCGGCCCTGATTGCCGCCGCAGGCATCGGGGGCAGCCTCGCGTCAGGCCGTGGCAGCGCCGCGCCAAGCGTGAGCACTTCCAGCATCTCCGGCACAGCCTCCGGCCCGATGATGATGAGCTACGAAGGCGACGACGAACTGCGGTTCAGGATAGAGGGCAATGATTTGGTGGCGGTGATGGATAGGGCCAACTACAAGAGCCGCCGCACCCGTGGCTAGTAGGGGGCGATGGTGTAGCGGTAAACGACCGTACCCACGTAGGCAAAGCCACTAGCCTCTTGCTTGTGCACCCGGATAGCGTTCACGGCTCCGACCGGGGCGCGGTGCCGGTCGCGGTAGGAGTACTCATAGCGGTAGCGGGCAGCGCTGCCTTCTGGCGTGAACTCCATTGTCTGCACGCGGTCCTGATTATCGTAAGTATAGGCCCAGGTGCGGGTTTCTGCCCCGTTGGAGGCTTCCACCACGTTGCCCCGGCTGTCGTAGGTGAGCGTGTAGGTGCCCTTGGCGGAAGTGTAGCTGGTGGGCTTGCCGTCGGTGAACACGTAGCGGCGCGTGTCGAGGTGGTTGTCCGCCGCGTCGTACACGTCCACTTCAGCTACCTGCTCCCCGTCGTAGCGGTAAACCTCCAGCAAGAGCGGGGCATCGGGGGCCGTGCGCTTTTCCGAGGCAATGGCAAAGCCTTCGGTGTCGTAGTCGGTCACTTCCCACAGGACGCTTTGCCCCGTGCCCGCCGCCGTGTAATAGGCCGTGGCGTTCTGCAGGTAGGTGCCCTGCGCGGGCGTTAGCTCGTCTACATGGGCATCCTCACAGGAGGCGAACAACAAGAGCAGGATAGCGAAGAGGTAGGACTGTTTCATATGCTTGTGGCTGGTGTGTGTTGGACTTTACGAAGGCGAATATACTTAGTTATAGGCATATAAAGAAAGTTACATATACAAAAGTTCCGTTGCCTAAATTTTTGTATCTTAGGCTTCTGTATAACACAGGATAAACGATAACGTATCCCTATATAGCTAACCCCTATACCCGTGGCAAGAACCCTTTTAGCAAGACGCTGCGCCGGAGCCGCAGGAGCGGTGCAGCGCGAGTACTTCTGGGACACCGGCACAAGGCAGCAGGTGCACACCGATTTGCCGCAAGGGGCGGCGTGTACGCCTTTTGCCCTACCCAAAGGAACATTGGTGGATAGCTGGTTTGAGGGGAGCACGAAAGTAGAGGTAAAGACTGTTTGGGATGGCACCGGGCGAATGCCCTCTGAGCTGGTGGAACTGGTCAGGACGGAGAACGACCCCGGCGGCGGCGTAACGCCCTGCGGGCTGAAGATAGACGATGTGCGGCAGGAATACAGAAACGGCAAATACATCCTCACTATCCTGGCCTCCGGCTACAGCGGGGCGGTGGAGTTTTCCATCAACGGCTTTACGGACGTGCAGGATTCCAATGTTTTCGAAGTGGCTGAACCCGGCAGTTACACCGCTTACGCAAGAGCCAAGAGATGATACACCTGTTATACGCCTTCAACACCATCAACCCAGACGAGACGGACCCGTTCGGCAATCCCATCTACCTGACGGTGACGGTGTACTTTGACGACGCGCAGGAAGAAGTAACGGCCAAGGCAAAGGACGCAGGCGGGGATTTGTACGCCCCGGAGAAGCCCTTGCCCGGTTACGCGCCCGAAGCCATGCAATGGGCGGGCAAGACCATCACCACGGCAGCCTTTGCCTATGTGCTAAAACCCCTCACCAGCCCGCCGTTTGCGCTGGTGGAAAGCAAGACCGCCCTGGAGGTGCCCGTGGAGCCATCGCCGGTGGATTGCGTGGCATCCTTCCCCTTTGTGGTGGAAGCCCGGAGAGGGCCGCGCTATATCCTGGAGTTCGACGAGCTGGACAACACCACCCACACCTTTACCTGGGATATGGTGGGCTATACCGGCGAGCCAGAATACCTGTGCGGTTCTGACGAGCCCGCCGTTATCGAGTGGCAGGGCACGGGCAACAAGCACGGGGTGCTGCACGGCTCCTCAGCCGCCTTCGCGCTCACCATCGAAAACAACGACGCGCTCTTACGCGACTTCCATACCTCCGACGAGCGCAAGTATAAAGTAAGCCACTATATCGAGGGGGTGCTGAACTGGCGCGGCTGGCACATGGCCGACCTGTACAACACGCCCTGGGATAGAAACACCTTCCACGCCACGATTCAGGCGTATGATGGCTTGGCCTCGCTCAACAACAAACCCTACCTGAACGCGGCGGGGGTGCGCTATTATGGCCGGGCAAGGGCAATAGACGTGATATTCCGCTGCCTGCGCTTGCTGGATTTGGATTTGCCGGTTTGGCTGGGGGTGAATATATGGGAGGATACGACAGATTTAAACATCGAGCCGCTGGCACAGGTGTACGTGGACCAGGCCGCTTACTACAGCGACGAGAACGAGCCGCTGCCCTGTGCCGAGGTGCTGGAAAGAATTTTGCAGCCCTATAACGCTTTCATACGCCAAGCCAAAGGCGCGCTGCATATTTTGCGCTACAACGAGGTGCAGGGTCCGTACCAGCGCCGCCGCGCCCACATCGGCAGAGGGGATAGTGAGGTGGTCGTAGATGAGCAGACAGAGGAGTTTGAGGAGCTGATTCAGATTCTCTATGACACCGATACGGAGTACCGCGAATCGGTGCAGGCGATTTACGCCAAGCCCGCCTATAAGGAGGTAACTACCGTCACGCACTACGGGCCTTACGAGAACTTTGTGCAGAACGGGGAGTTTGAGCTGTGGGCGGACAACATGCCGCTGTTCTGGGAACTTGGCGAGGGGCTAATGATAGAGCGCATATCAGACGGGGAGAAGTTCATGCTCGGTTTCCCGCTTTCCCTCTCCGACCGTAACACCAATAATATCCCGAGCCTGTGGAATGACACATATCAGTTCCCGGTCAAATCAGAGGTGGGCTTCACCTTTTCGTTTGATTACGCCATTACGGTAGAAGATTACCTCGGAAAGCCCGGCATGGAGTGGGTGGAGCTGCCAAACTTTACGCTATCCGGGAACACCTTAACACTGGATAACCCGGTCGGAGAAGAAGCCACGGCACTCTTTAACGGCGTAGAAGTGGCCTTCCCCAACGGCCTGATTCAGTCCGGGATTCCCTTGCTCAACAATGAGGATTTAAAGCGCATTGACACCGTGTACGCCAAGGCAGACGGCACAATTACCTACGTTACAGGTGCTCAGACCGCCTGGGGCGATGAGGACACCGTAACGCCGGAGCCGGACGATGCACTGCTGATAACTTACATTACATGGGAGGGCAATACGCCTGCCTTCGGATCTGTTTCGAGCGCCTTGTATGTGGATTTCCCCTTTATGGTGTCCATAGGAGAGTACGATGCCCGCCAGCCGATTTACTTCAGGCAGCCGGTCAGGCAGAGCCGCAAGTACGACTTTGCCCCCGACAACCCCACCAACACGGGCACCTGGCGCAACACGGGCGGTATCGGCACCCGCAGCCCGAAATTCAGGGTAGAGGAGCTGCAAGGCCGCGAAGGGTATTTTACCGCCACCGGCACCTATGAGTGGCACCTGCGCCCCTTGGAGGTGGAAGGCTTCCCGAAAGTGCGAATGTATAACCCCTACATCCGCCGCAACACGATGCGGGGGGTGCAAATCCTGATTGACAACGTGCGCTTTCAGGAACGGGCCCAGGAGGTGGAGCGGATGCTGATTACCGGCACCAACGAGGGGCAGATAAACACTGAACCCTACAAACTGGACTTGTACCACGGCTCCGGCATTCCACGGGTAGAGGCGCTTTTAACGCTGGAAGATGGCACGCCTGCCAAGTTCTTCAACAACGGCAAATTGCTACAAGAGAACACGGCCAGGGATATACTCAACCAGCACAGCCGGGCATTGCTTGTTTTGTCGGCAACGACTACGGCGGGCATTTCGCCTATCTCGGTGGTAAAGGACTTCAACCTGTACTACCACCGCTTTTTCATGGACAAATACGTCCACTATGTCCGCCGAAACCATGTGAGCTTTGAGGCGATTGAGGTATTGGGAGGCGTGGAGGAGCTGCCGCCGCAGGATGCCATCATCACCGAGGACGGCAGGCCGATTGTGACGGAAAACTATAACTGGGTAGTGAAAGAAAAATAATGGCAGACGAACTATTAAACCGGACCCCTTTTAGCCGCTTCAAAGAGGTGCTTGCCCCGAACAAGCAAATGTTCGTGGTGGGTTATAACCCCCAGGAGCCGAATAAAGAGCAGCAGAATGCCCGATACCCTTTAGAGGCTATCTTTAACTTGTTTGTGTCCGGTATCCCGCTTTCGCCGGGCAAATGGACGGTGCAGCCTTCGATATTGGACACCCTTAACGGCGATGGCACCGTGACGCTGCAGGTAACGGCTGGCGAGGCCGACTGGAATGGTGTGCTTGTGGAATATGAAGCCCAAACCTATGCCAATATCCCTTTGCCGCAAGAGCCTTTAAAGCAGTTTGCCGCCATTGCCGCATTAGAGGATGGCACTTATGAACTGAAGCTGGATAAGCAGAGCCAGACACCGCCCACGCCGCCTATCTCGACCGGGGCGCTGCTGGTAAACTACGTGCTGCTGACCTCAGAGGGTGCCAATGTGGAGCAACCCCCGCAGACCGGCATTACCGAGAGCCGGGTACTGGAACTGCTCGCAGATTACTACACCAAAGCGGAAGTAGACGCGCTGATTGCCGCCATCGAACCCGGCACCACGCAAGGACAGGCCACGGCAGAGGCAGCGAGCGCTACGCTAAACTTTGCCAACCCCTTCGGCCATATCCGCACTGAGGCCTTGACAGGGGCGCAGACCTTTACCAAACAAGGCGCAGTCTTAGGCTCTACCATTGTGCAAGCCTACACAGCAGATGGTACAAGTACTTTAACCTTTGATTTTGCCCATACGGTGCTGAACAGTGATTTTGCATCAGGCGGCATCCTGGCGGCAGGGGAGTACAAGCTGTTCTTCTCTAATTGGGGGGATGTGGTAGCAGTAAGTATAGCATCTGTAGGAAGCGGGGTAGCCCCTACGCCGAATACCCCGCCCACCATCACCTTATTGGGCGCTAACCCGATGACGCTTACGCAAGGGGGCACTTACACCGAACCGGGTGCGACAGCCACCGATGCGGAAGATGGCGACATCTCAGGCAGCATCGTGATAACCGGAACAGTAGACACCGCTACGGCAGGCACCTATACCCGCCACTACAATGTCTCCGATTCTAAAGGGTTGGCGGCTACAGAAGTGACCCGCACGGTGAACGTGAACCCGGCAGGCAACACCACGCCCGCACCGCCAACCCTTACGGCTGACGATGCCGCCAATACCCTGAGCGCCTCCCATGCGCTGGGAGCCTCGGAGATACTGGTAAGCGAGAACGGGGGAGCGTACGTCGCTTACGCCGGCACTATCCAAGTCGGCAACGTGGCTCGCCCTGTAGGGTATTGGAAATTTAAGGTCAGGGCTGCTGCAGGCAGAAACGAAAGTGCCGTGGTTGAAAGTCCTGCTTTTACTTTTGAGGATGGAGCGCTGTTCTCGGACTACTTCGAGGGTCCAGCCGGGCCGGTGGATTCCTCCAAGTGGGTCAGAAGGGGTGCGGCCTCCCAGGTAACCTTTACGCACAGCGGAGCCGGTAACCTGAAAATAGAGAGCAAGGGCGGGGCGGCCACCGGGCACCCCTACGATGATGCGCTTCTCCCAAAAGACAGCAGCACCGGACAGCCAATGCAGTTTGGGGATTGCTACCTGGAGTTCCCGCTGACCACCAGCATCCACACGGCCAACACGTTTTACTATGGATTCGATGTGGATTCGGCCAACTATGTCGTGCTGACCAGAACGCAGACCAACTACGGCCATGCCCGCATCCTGATTCGGGAAACTGGCAAAGCGGATGTGGTGGTGAACACCTCCATCCCGCTGGACAGGTATTGGAGAATCCAGGCCGAGGGCAGCAGCTTCACCTTCTACCACTCCACTGACGGGGTGACCTGGACGGCAGAAGGACCGGCACGCGCTACCTCCATCGGGGCAAACAAGCGGGTGATGCTGGGAGTGAACGCCTCGGGCGATGCCCGCACGCAGTTTATGAGCTACCTCAAAGTGATGCCGCTATGAGCCTGAGCACGTTTGCCGCCTTCCTGCCTGCCCTGACGCGGGAGCCGCAGCCGCCCGTAGACCCGACCGGCAAGCTGTTGGCCTCCGTGGCCCTGCACCGCTACGGGGCCGTGATGACCGTCAACCAGAACACCGACACGCTGGGCACTAACAAGTACCCTTCCGAGTTCTGGGCCATGCAGTACAACATCAAGCCCACGGCGTTTGTCTCGCGCTACATGGGGGCTGACAACACCCTGACCAATTTCGGCAGGGTGGAGAAGAGTATCTACTTTCAGACCGACCGCTGGCAGCACCCTTCTACGGGCACCATCGGCCTGATTCCCGACTATAACAGCACCACCTGGAGTAGCGCGGGGGCGGCGGTGTTTAACGTGACAGCGGGCCAAGCCAAGCCCGACCGCTACCCCAACCACGGCCAGCAACTATATGATGTTTCAGGCGGGGTGTACGGGTGGGATTCGGTACAAGGCGCAGGCACTAACAACCTGGCAGAGCTGACCGGCTTGATAGATGCGGAGAAAAGCCAGTACAGCGAGGCTCCTTTTGCCTTCTCTTACCGCAACGGCAGGAACGACACGCCAGAGGTGTACGCGCCTTATTTTTTGGGCGGCAGAAACTCCTTCTTCTCTACCAGTGGCGATGCTAACACTTCCTACGGCTCAGGGGCAGGGTTGCCGAATAACAAAACGGCCCGCCTCGACTACGTGGACAGGGCCAGCGCCACGCGCTACGCCGACTTCACCTCCGGCGTTGCGAGCATCGGCGTGGAGTCGGGCGGCACGGCCACGGACCGGGACAACTACCTGGCGCAGGAGCTGCTGAAAACGGTGCAGAGCAAGGGTTTCTTTCAGGACTTCATGCACTGGCACACGGCGGGAACGCTGGTGCGCGACATGTACCGCCTGACCCGCTCCACGCTGCTCGGGCAGGACGTGCACTTTGCGGGCTACGAGGAGGCGCTGCGCTACCTGTGGGCCAGGCAATCGGTGCAAAGCGTGACGGTGGAGGGCACGACAGTTTCGCTGGTATGGAAAGCCTTTGATTTACCGGAGGCTTTAACCATTCCGGTATCTATCAGAATAGACACCACCGGAACGGACCTGGCAGGCAAGCACCTCGCTTCAAGCGTGGGGCAGGTGCTGCGCAAATCGGCCAACGTGTTCGTGGTGGAAGTGCCCTATGGCACAAGCTCGTTCACGGTTTCGGAAACAGCCAGTCCGGTCTATATCGACTTAGGGGTGCCTGCCATTGGCTTTGAGCTGAGCGGCACCACCCTGACCGTCACTTGTGACAAGCCCTGTCGGGTGGCGCTGTGGAAAGCGGCCACCGGCACGGCAGAGAGCAGCCTGGGCGCTCCGGTGCGCTCCACGGCATATCAGACGGTGCATACCTTTACGCTCACCTCCACGGAGGCAGCGGGCGATTTGTACGTCGGGGCTTTAAGCGAACGGGGGCAGAGCGCGGTGGTGAAGGTAGGGGAGGCACCGCCCAATAACCTGCTATTCTCCGACAACCTGGAAGGCAGCAGCTACCTGTCCGGCTGGAACATCCAGAACGGGGGCACCGCTTACGCGATTCAGCATCAGGCGGCTCCGGGAGGCGGGAAGGCGTTGCGCTTTGAGCTACGGGCAGGCGACCCGCCCAATAATTCGGGAACAAGAACCGAGGTGTATTACCCGGAAAGATTAGAGGAGGCGTGGTATAGCTTCCGAGTTTACTTTCCAAGTGCCGAATATGCCGATGAAACCGGAACCAGCCGGGAAAGCATCGCGCAATGGCACCAGGGCGGCGGCTCAGGTAGCCCTTACAACATGCTGCTGATTCAGCAGGGGCGCTTCTGGCTGTTCTTAGACAACGACGCGGGCAGGAATATCCGGCTGGACATCGGTAGCCAGGTGAAGGACTTCTGGCACACCTTCGTGTTTTACACCCGCTTCAGCGAGTTTGCCGAAGGGCACATCAAATGCTGGCACAACGGCACGCTGGTAGCCGATGAAACCGGCCCGAACCTGGCCGCTGGCTTTAGCTTGCCAGAGGTGAAGTTAGGCATCTACAAATGGGACTGGAACAACTCCGGCACTACTACGACCGATAAGCGCGTGATGTGGTTGGATGAGGTGAAAATCGGGAATAAAGACGCCACCTACGCCCAGATGGCCGGGCAGACCTAATGGGCTACTTTTTAGGCTTGTGAAGTTCCACAAAGATAAGCGCCGCCGCTGCAGCCAGGAACCCCATAAGGGTGATGATAAAGGAGGTGAAGAAGGCTAGCACACCAAATACGGTAGCCAACACGAGGGCGTGGGAAATAGTCAGTTTCATAGCAGGATTTAAGGATACCTTGGCAATATATAAAATATAGATAATATGTTGTAAATAATTCTAAACAAATGAATATGAAAAAAATCTTGCAATTCCTTTTCCCGTTGGCCTACCCCTTGGTAGTGATATGGCACATCATCTTAGGGGCGCTTGTGGCGGGTATAGCCGTGCTTGTGTTCAACCTGGAGCCTAGCACCATGCTTGGGGTTGGCGCAGCGTTAGGGGCTATCGTAGCGGGCTTTGTGCTGTTCCTGCTGGTAAGGCATAAGCTATGAGGTTGCTGCTGTTCTTAGCCTGTGCTATAGCCTTAGCAGGCATTTGCTGGCTGTGGGTGCAACGTGACCATGCTGAGATAAAGCAAGCTACTGGCAAGAAGAACCTGCTCAGTAAGTTTCACCGGCAGGGCCTGCTCTGGAAAATGCTTTCAGTACTGCCCCTGCCTATCGTATTTGCGCTGTTGGGGTTCGGTCTTAGCTGGAAAGCGCTGCTGGCCTTTGCCGCTTTCAGCTTGTACGCGATTTCCTTCTGGTGGTACTTCTTTGACAGGTGGCTGAACGTGGAGCGCGGGCTGAGCAGGTGGTACTTCGGCAAAAGCAATTCGCTGGACCTGTGGCTGCGAAAGCAGGCGGCTAAATACGGGCTGAAAAACCAGCATTTAATCAACCGCGTGAAGCTGCCTTTGCTCTTGCTGGCAAGTTGCATTTGTCTGGTAATCGTTTATAGCTAATTCTCTATTTTTCCGTATATTAGTGTTCTATATAACAACAGATGTACGGGCTTAATGTAACGCCGTGGACATACTCTATTACCTGTTTCTATACCTCACCCTAAACGCTGATACCATGAGCAAAGAAGAGCAATTACTACCGGAAGAAACGCAGGTGCAGACCGCCGCTGAGACAGACGGCGTGCCGCCGGCAGACAAGCCACGCCCACCGAAAAACCCGGAACCGACAGAGGACTAATGGGCAGAGGGGATAAGTTCATACACCTGCGCGTGATATGGCTGGCAGCCTTTGTGCTGGTGGCCTTTTACCTGCACGAGCTGTTCCAGTTCGTCTACTACGACGTGCTGCATGTGAACGCGCGCTTTTTCGGCGTGGAGGTGTATTCGCTTATCCCTTTTCACCCTTACCCGGACACGGTGCAACTCGACATTCAGGTGTACGTCTGGGAGGTAGGGGTGCATGTGATTATGCTCCTATTGGTGCACATGCTGCACCACGCCGTGCACCTGTTGAACGCGCTGGATAACCCCATTCCGGGCTATCATGAGGACAGTTTGCGGCTTATCAAAGGGCTCAGGTACTTCTTTGTGATGCAAATGGTGCTCTATTTATTCTTTCACGGGCAGCAGGACGAGGTGTATGACCTGGTGGTGATATTTGTCTGCTTTGTGACGCCCTTTTTAAAGCGGACCCTGCCCCAACGCCTAAAAGACGCGCAGAAATGAGCCCTTTGACCAAACTCGCCGAGCTACTGAAAACAGGCACCGAGAAATCAAGCGTGCCCAACATTGTGCTGTGGACTATCTTTTTGCTCGTGTTCATCTATTACGGCAGGGGCATACAAGGGATAGCCCAGACAGCGGCCAAGGAGACTTCACCCGAGGAAATGGCTGCCAAGCGGGAGGAGCGCGAAACCACCAAGCAACTCGTCGAGGAGCTTAGGAACCTGAACCACCGGCTCACCATTTTCGAGCAACTGTACAACGAGCGCTTCGGCACCATCAACCACCGCCTTAACAACGTGGAGGAGGAGCAGAAAATCATCCGGGAAAATTACGTGAGAAAACGATAACCCCTACACCCTACCAACATGGCACGAGCTATTACCAACATCGTGATTCACACCACCGCCACGGCACAATCTGCCAAAGTGGAGAGCATCCAAAGCTACTGGCGCAACTCGCTGGGCTGGAAGTCTCCCGGCTATCACAAGCTTATTGAGGCGAATGGCAACGTGGTTACGCTGGCTCCTGACGAATCCATTACCAATGGCGTAGCGGGCTATAACTCCAACTCGCTGCATGTGTCCTACATCGGCGGCATTGACAGCAAGGGAGGGGCGATAGATAACCGCACCGAGGCCCAAAAGAAAGCCATGGCGGCAGTCGTGGCAGCCTGGAAGGTAAAGTATCCGAATGCCATGGTTTTAGGCCATCGTGACTTCCCGAATGTGCGTAAGGCGTGCCCGTGTTTTGATGCGAAACCATGGTGGAAGGAAGTAGAACAGGCAATAAAAAAATAGAGATATGAAAGAGTTATGGCTGCGGTTAAAAGAGCCGCTAAACCTGTTTTGGAAACGTGCCTTAATCATCTTCGGCACCATTGCCGCCTTCGCTGTTTCGGTAACGGAGGTGCTGCCTTTGTTCCTGCATGACGAGCTGGTGCCGGATGAATGGCGCACGACGGTTCGCATCGTCTACGGCGTAGCCTTGGGTATCACCATTGCGGCAAGGCTCACGGTTCGAGACACCCAGGAGCTAAAGCAGAAGAAAGCCCAGCCCGAGCCGTAATGTGGATTCCCCGCAAATACCCCATCAAAAAGCACCGGCTTAGATTCGGCTGGTATAGGCGCACTTTTTATAGAGAACTATGAGAGGCAGGATACTACAAGCGGCAAACGGAGGCTATTGGGAAGAGATAGGTGGGGTTAGGATATTCCACGGAGACTCTTACCCCGGCCCTAACAGAAAGCAGCGCAGGAAAGAGCAGCAAGACCTTAACAGGAAGCTGAAGAAAAACAGAATCAACCCAACTTCAACCTGGTAGAACTATGGCATCACAAATTTTCGGTATAGCAATGATTCTTATAGGCTTTTTCTGTGGGTGCGGCCTGTTTGCCTTTAACCTGAAATACAAGAAATGGGATGAGTTAATAGCATGGTCTATACTGGCTATGGCTACCATTTTTGCAGGATACTTGATGATTGCACACCCTATACCCTTGAAACTATGAACGAGATAGCCCTAACCACCACTATCCATGTGGACCCGGACCTTACCAGGTTCGTGAAAAGCACTTCCAGAGAGCATGAGGAAGTCGGCACAGGCGAGATGATACCTGCCAAATCGAGCTGCTATAAAGTGGCGTGGCGGTATGACAAGCGCTTGATGAGTGGGTACATGACCAAGGCGAATTACCATAAGCTGACAGGCACTAACCAATAATTGACATGAAAGTACTACCGATAGAAAATGAGCCTGGCTGCTACCTTTTTGAGTGCCCAGGGTGCAAACATCACCATAGGATTACACCTGATTGGCAGTATAACGGCAACCCTGAAAAGCCAACCATAAGCCCTAGTGTACTGGTAAGGAATGGGCACTATTTGGGCAGCGAAGGCAAGGGGAGCAATGGAGATTGCTGGTGTACTTACAACAAAGCGCAGATAGCCAAAGGCGAAAGCCCGGCGCCATTTAATTGCACCGTGTGCCATTCCTTTGTACGCGATGGCAAGATTCAGTTTCTGAACGATTGTACGCATGAATTAGCTGGCCAGACTGTAGAACTTCCAGACCTCGACTGATGAAACGACTCATCCCCCCCTTGCTGCTGCTGATGGTCAGTAGCTGCATCAGCCTGGATAAAGCCATTCAGGTAGCCACCAAGAGCGAGAGCCACGCAGAGGCCACCCAACAGGCGCTGAACGATAAGCACCGGCTGGTAGTGGCTGAGAACTGTAGCCAACTCTATCCCGTGGCTGAATCGGAAGTGATACCCGGCAAAGAAGAGGTAGCAGAGGAAACCGTGGAAGATACGCCCGTTACCGTGCCCTGTAAGGACAGCAAAGGCCAGTCCATCAAAGAGGTCGTGTGCCCACCTGCTAAGACCACCATACGCACCGTAACCCGCACAGACACCATCCGAGTAAGGGACACGGCCAAAGAAGCTAGTCTATTGCTCCGGGAGGAACGGGTGAAGGAAGAACTGCTGAGGGAAAAGAAAGCCCACCTGCTGACAATGGAAGAAAGGGACAAGTATAAAAAGCAGCGCAACACCTTACTCTATATAGTAGGCATTGCTGTTGTTCTGGTAGTACTGGCAGGGCTAAGAAGATTAAGGATAGTTTGATAGCATTATGGAGAAGATAATTATAATAGGCGCTGAAAATCATTTCGGCATGGGTGCAGCATTGGCACAGTTGCAGGCAGCGGGGCATGAGGTGGAAGTGGCGGCGCCAAAGAATGCACCAAAGGGGCTAGATTCCTTTGCAAAGCAGCTCACTGATGAAACCTCGATAATGATAGAAAACCTGAAAGCTGAGACTAGCAGATTGCTTCCTGTGTCGGATGGCAGGCAGCGCAGAAGAGAACGCAGGGCAGCAGCAAGGCGGAAATAGTTAAGTGTGAAGATAGGATTCTGGAGAAAGAGGCAGGCTGTTGGTCTGCCTTTTTTTATGGGAATTATTTAAAAATAGTTGCTCTTTTATTTGGTTACGTAACGTAACCTTTGTATCTTAGCATCGTAAATAAGGGATATAAACAGAACAAGCCATGAATAACTACAGCGTAACCATCGAAAGAATAGCAGGCAACAACCCCTTAACAGGCGAGTTTGTGGAAGCAGCAACAGAGCAACTGACCGTGGAAGCCTCCACTAAAGAAGAAGCGGCTATCTATGCCCCGGCCTTTATGAAGATGAAAGCGCAGGGGCAGGAGCTGAAGTTCTATGTTGATGGCGAACTGATAGAAGGCAACTGGTAATGCGTCTGACGCATGGTTCTGTTTTCAGCGGAGTAGGCGGCTTTGAGCTTGGGGCACAGCGGGCAGGGATTGAAACCCTCTGGAACTGCGAGCTTCAGGAGTTCAACCGCAGGATACTAAAACAGCACTTCCCGAAAAGCAAGCAATATGAAGACATCACAACGCTTTCACATCCCGAACCAGTTGACATTATTTCCGGAGGCTTCCCATGTCAGGACATTACCTCGGCATGGAAAGAGTCAACCGGTATTGTCGGTTCCCGTAGCGGGTTGTGGGGAGAGTTTGCCCGTATTATTCACGAAGGCCGACCTCTCTACGTCGTTGGCGAAAATAGCACAGACCTCACAAAAAGAGGATTTGAGAAAGTGCTATATGACCTTTCCGAAATCGGGTATGATGCGGAATGGCAATGTCTATCAGGCACCACATTTGGAGTGCAGCAGCGTCGGGAAAGAATATATTTTATTGCCTACGCCCGCCACCTCGCACTACAAGGGCAGCATACGGGGCCGGTATTTCGGCAGCAAGAGCTACAAGAGCAACTTGCCGGAGTTTATCCGGGATGGCTTCGACGATCCGATATACCCCAACCCCGAACTATACGAAGTGCTGATGACGTTCCCCACCTCGTGGACAGAATTAAAGCCTGCGGGAATGCTGTAATGCCGCTTATTGCGGAATATCTTTTCCGTTGTATCTTGTCGCATTATAACCGAACCACGGCCCTATGCAGGAACCTGTCATTAAACTGA